TCACAATACCCACATCGCGGCGCCCCCGGCCAGGCCGCCTAGGACGTGCCATGCGGCATGAAGCCGCGAATCTGCCCCCGGCTGAGAGACCTTGATCGCCCCGCCTGCCGATGCGAGCACGGCGGCCGGGGTCGCCCACCACCCCACCTGCACGGCCAGCATCACGAGCGCAGCCGCGCCCCACACCGGGACGTGGACGTAGCTGTCGATCCTCCAGGGGTACATCCAGTACCCGACCGCTGCAACCGGCAGCACGGCCCATGCCCACAGCGTCCACTGCGCCGCGATCGCGCACGTCAGCCCGGCCACGTAGGCCATCATGGTCGATACGTCGAGGGACTGGCCCTCGCGGGTGTACGTCGCGTGGTACACGGAGGAGCCACCGACGACGGCCGCCCCCACCACCATCAGCACACGGGCGGTGAGCAGGTCGGGCGATACGGTAGCAGGGGCGATGTAGCTCACGTTCGAGTACACCACATCGTCCCGAGCGTCTGCTTCGGGGGCATCTGCTTCGGGAGCATCTGCAGTTTTGGCGCTGGCTTCACTCGCGTCAGCCATTGGCGGTTTCGGGGGCAGGTTCTTGGCCTTCGGGCTCTTCCACTCGATCTGGGGGCCCCAGGTCAGCAGGCTCAAAGCCGCCCAGGTCCAGCCCCATCACCTCGCGGAAATCGTGGAAGAGGTACAGAAACTCCTCCTCGTTACAGCTCACGTCCGGCCGCACGGCACGCTCGGCCTGGCCGCCGTCGAGGACATGGATCGTCACCCCGATCTTCCGGCTGTTGATCTCGTCGATCTTGTCATTGAGCGCCTCTACGTCTTCGAAGGCACGCCGCAGGGACTGCTGCTTGTAGCGAGCGCGGCTAATCTGCTTTCCCTGGATCTCGATCTGCTGCTCGCGCTCCTCCTCGGAGACGTACGGCTCGGCGCTCTCCTTGTAGACGTACTCCCCTTCCTCAAGCTCTATGACATGGCGGCCATCGGGCCCGAGTAGGATGCGGTGGCCCTTTTCGTCGCGCTTCACGTACTCCTTTCGGGCGTCGTCCTTCTCCTGCTGGGGCTCGTCCAGGGCGTTTTCGTGCAGCCGGATGTTTTTTGCGAGGCCGAAACGGATGGAGCGGTGGTCGTACAGATTCCGCTGCTTCGCTTGCTTCATCTGTTCGACGGCGCTCTCAAGCTCTTCGACCGGACGGTTATCGGATGGATAGTCAGTCATTGTAGATTCAGTCTCTGTTCAAGTATGAGATTCTGCGAGGCTCAAATCAGCGTCGTGAGCCCTTTTGCGTGGTCGTCAGCAATCCGCTCCGGATAGATGCGCAGGCTTTTGGCAATGATGTTCACTCGGTCTGCAAAGCTGACCGATGTAAGATCTAAAAAGGACCCGTTGTGACTCCCATCATCGACGCTTCCCTCAGCGGCTAAACTGCTGCTGCCCCTATCCATAGCATGGACGAGCGAGTATGGAGTCAGCAGCCTGTACTTTGATGCGTTGACACCATTCCTGCTATCGCCGTCCCAGCTCTGGAACTCAGACCCAGTGTACCCCGCAATCGCGCTGTTGAATCCACCTCCGTATGAGACACGCCCGCCTTGACTACCGAACGAAAAGTGACTTGCAATAAGATGGTGAGTCGCTTCATCTCCCCACGAACCCTCGACATTGATGCTGTTATGGTCTTTTTCTCTTTTTTGAGAGCTTCCCCCGCTATTTCGGATCGGAGATGAGATCGCTGATTGATGCTCCACCTGGGCGTGGTGGAGGGCCGTTCCATCTGAACTTCCGGTTCGGTCGGGGTAGAACCACACGCGACGATTCCCTGAGCCGGGGGCGTCGTACCGCATCATTACCAAGACTACCTTATTGTCGACTGCGGGTCCGTCGTCTTCGAACAATACGGTACTATTCACGCGGTCTGTTGCAAATCGACCTATCGCCTCATCGGTTGTCCAATCGTAGTCCACTCTCGCGTGTAGCCCCCCGCTGTCGAGAATTGCGAGACCGCACATGTCTGCACTTACTTCTTCAATAATCGCGTAGGCAACCTCGCTACCCCCACTTCCGCTGAAATCTCCTGCCTGAGACCGAACAGAGTCGTTTTTGCTTCCCCCGGTGCGGATGTCAAGAGCCTCCCCCCCTTCAATGATAGACTCTTTTTCGCCTTCTGCGCTATGATTTTCAAGGCGCCACCGGTCTATGGTCGAACTGTCTTCAACGTAGTTTATACTTGCACTTTCGAAGAACTGTCCCAAAAATTCTCCGCTGATGGGATTGTACATATAACGCGGTTCATCCACTCCCTTCTTTACAAACTTGCGTTTTCTCGGGGACCATGACCGTCCGGGCGAGGAGCGTGAAAACCCCACCTCAGAGGGAAGTGGGACCCCCGGTGCAAAGCGTACTGTGAACGTCGGGTTCAAGGCAGGACGTGAAAGAATCTTCTGTACCGTCGGCATCGGTTAGTCAGTTATTTCATCAAGGCGTTGGCGAAGGCGTTCGTTCTCGCGTTCAAGGGTCTGGATGCGGCGCTCATGCTCGTCGGCCTGCTCGGCCAGGACCTGCACCCCGCCGACGAGCGGGGCCAAGAGCTCGAGCGGGTTGTACCCCCACCGCTGGTCGGGCCCACCAGGGCGCACCACCGTTGGTAGAGCTGCGTGGACCTCCTGCGCGACAAACCCGAGGTGGGCCTGCGTGCTGCCTTTTCTGCGGTAGGTGCGGGGCGTGAGCTGACGAATCTGCTCCAGCGGGCGCTCCATCGGTTGGATGTACTCCTTGATGCGGCGGTCACTCCACGTCGTGTGGTTGTCCGCGATCACGGTTCCTTCCCCGCTGGTCGACTGTGAGAAGGCTGTGCCGTTTACGTCCACCGCAACCCTTGGGCTACCGGACCTGCGCCACACCGCGCCCTGCGGCCCGAAGAAGTCCTCGCTGCTGCTGTTCTTGACCAGAATGCTGTCCTTTATCTGCGCTTTTGCGCTGCTGTTGCTTCCCGCTGAGGAATCTACTTCGCGGTACACCCTGACCTCATCCAGCTTGTTTTGTGCCGTCCAAACGATGGAGCCGAGTCCTGCATCTGCCGTAAACTCTCCATCGAAGCTCGAAATAGAGTTGCTGATTTCCTTAGTGTCGTAGACGTTCCCATTTCCGTCCAAAAGGTCGACCGTAACCTTTGCTTCTGCTTGTGCGCTCTCAAAATCATCCGACGTTACTTCCAGCTCTGCCGTAGGGTCGACAATGATCGTGCGCCCACCAGTCGTCTGTGAGAAGACGTAACTTGCAGGGCCATCGTTTTTGCCTGAGCAGGTATCAAAGCAGGTAATGTTGCTCCCGAAAAGCGTCGTTGACTCGACGTTTTGCGTCGAAAGGTCGAAGTCGCCGACCCAAAACGCGTTGGTTCCGCTCCCCATCTTGATTTTGCCCCAGGTACTTTGACTCTGATTGCCCATGTCGAGCGTGCCTCTAACTGTGGCGTCCTCGGCCAAAAGACGTGAAGTCAACACGGAATCCGCTCGGACCTCTTCGGCTGTAACGGTCCCCGCAGCGACTACCTTTTGGGCATCAAGGGTTATCTCAGTCCCGGTTGCGTCAGCTGAAAGCGTAAGAGCGGATTCATTTTCGTTGTACTTCGCCGCCAGCGATACCTCAGCAGCGTTCTTGCCGACGTTGAACTCCAACCCGGCAACTGACTCCTGCTCCTGCGTAACGCGCCGTGCCAGCAGGCGCACGTCTTCCTCCAGTTGCAGGATTGATTGCCCCACGTCGCTCCCTCCCGTCTGAATCTGAAAGGCAGATCCGTCCCACTCGATGAAGTTGTTGTCGTCGGCCTTAAACAAGAACTGCCCCCCGTTGTCGATGTAGGCCGTCCATGCGTTCCCGTTGTAGAACCCGAGAAAGTCCGACGCCAAAAAGAGCCCACTCGACGAAGGATTCCCGATATTCTCACCGGGTTCGACGCGGGTTGTGAGTCGTCCGCTTCCGTTGAGTCCGGCGTTGGCCCGACCTGCCCCCTCGTCGATCGTCGAGGCCGACGTACCGTTCACCTTGCTGGTATCGCTGGCGGTATTGCTGCCTGTCACATCAGCATTGTCGGCAGGCTTCCCGGCCCCTGACACATCGCTCGACCAGTCGGCATTGTCCTGTGTAGCGAGACTACCGGAATCGGAAAGCTGACCGATCCCCGACCCGCCGACGATCGTGAGGGTGCCCTTGAGCGTGACTGTGCCGCCGTTGGCCTCAAGGAATTGCCCAGTCTTGTCCAGCGAGCCGACCAACACGTCATCCGTAGCACGAAGCTGCTCCGTGAACAGACCCATGCCGTTTGCCTGGGCCTTCGACAGCCCGTCGAGATTCCCGAGGCGCGTCGTCAAGGCCGTGGCCCCGAACTTGCTGAAAGCGTCAACGCCCTCGTAGAAGTCGACCCGAGGATTCGACGCATCCGAGGCCGTGAGATAGATGAGGTTTTGCCGGTCGATATTCGACGTGTTGCCGATCCGTGCAAACTGAAACCCATCTGCTGGAGCGTCCCCACTGAGAAGGTCGACCGTCACAGTGTTGGCCGTCGTGTCGGCGCTCAAGACCTTCACCTTGCTGTCGTGCGACCCGTCGGTGTAGCGTTTGGCTCGCAGCAGGTCGTCGACGGCCACAGTGGGCGTCGTGTCCGTGTCGAATGTGTAGGTGCCGTCGCCATTGTCCGTGACGTTTCGGGCCACCACGCCTGCACTGATCGCCTGTGACTCGCTGAATGTGATCTGGTTGACCAGAAACTCGGCAACGCGAAAGGTATTGGCGACGATCTCGTCACTGTATAGCTGTGATTTGCCCTGGGCCCCTACATCGTCGCGGACGACCCATCCCGAGCCGCCGAGCGTGCTCACGTTGTACGGTGCTTTTGACCGTGCCGCTACTGTCCGCACACGCGAATCCGCAAACAGCTCTGTCCCGTCCCACGTCAGATTACTCGACGTGTCCAGCCGCCCTCTCTGCGCGTCCCAAAATGGAATCCCGGCATCGTCGGGGCTATCGATGATTTCGGGCAGCCGATTCGTAAGGTCCACCTCCGTCGTCGAGTCCACCGTGGCCGTCGCCGTGGACGACTTACCCTCGATCGTCTCCCCGTCCGTGAAACTTCCCGTCCGGCCTTTCAAGCGAAGTTCTGAGTTGTTGTCGTACCAGACGAGGCCGGAGCCCCCGCTGGTCTGCCCGACGACCTCCTCGTGTAGCTCAAAGCTCCCGCTGAGGCTGCTGTACGAGAGCGTCCGGTAGTTGAAGCCCAATCTCCCGGCCATAGACTGCTCGTCGAAGAACAGCTTGATGGGTGGCTCCGTCCCCCGATCCCCTTCGAGGCCGACCGTTCCCGCCGTCACTCCGCTGGCTTGCTCCCCGGCGTTCAGAAAGATCAGGTTGTCGCTGGCCTCGACCGTCTCGGCATCGGTTACGAACTCATCGCCCCTTGTGAACACATCGCCCATGAACGTCACGTCTCCGTGGAACGTCTCTGCTTGGTCCGTCCGGGCCACCGTATCGTCGACTGATACAGTCTGTGTGGAATCGTTGATGTTGATGCCATCGCCGGGGTCTAGGGCATCCGACGAGGCGTTCTGGGACAGGTACGGCGTCTCGATCCCGGTCTTATCGTAGGGCTCTGTCTCTGGCGTGCCGCTTCCGTTCTGCGAGCCGTAGGCCGTCACCTTGAGGTCGAACTTGTCTCCATCGGACAGCGGGTAGCTGCTGTTGGCCGTGATGATGGACTGGCGGCCATCAGCCGTCACCGTCTCTGTGTTTCCGTCAGGCCCGGTGAACTCGGACACAAAGCTGGCGGTGTCCTCGTCGCCCCGGCAGGTCACTTCGACCAGTGTGCCCCCAGCGTTCGAGTCATGCTTGAACGTGAGCGTGTAGCTCGCCTGTGGGATGTCGTCGTAGTCCAGCGTATGCAGTTGGGACGCGACCACCTTTCCGTCCGTGTCGACTACCCGCCATTGAATCTGGGACGGGTGCTTCTCTTTCAGCGCGACGGACTCGGTGTACGTGCCCCCCGAAAGCGTCATGGAGGACCATGACTGCTGATCTTTGTCGATGTTGCCCCCAGCCTTCGTCCGAGCCTCAACGACCTCGACAACGCCGCTCCGGTCTTCGACAGTCACATCCACGAATCCCGTCGAGCCCTCATCGCGCACCTCGACGGACACCTTCGGCTCCACGCGGGCCGACTGCCCAGCATCCGGCGGCTGGGGCGTCGGGCGGTCCTCCTCGAGCAGTTCGGGCTGCTTCCGCTGCGTCGTTGTCTCGACGGTCATGGCCGGGGCCGGGTGGCCGACGGCCAGGCTGCGGGTCACGCGCCGCAACCGCACCTCCATCGGCGCCGTGTCTCGCAGGTCTACGGTTACAGCGTCCCCGACTGCAAGGGGCTCCCCAATGCCGGACAGCTCCTCCAGGTCGAACACCTCTCCACTGATGCGCCGGGTTCGGTTGCCGCCGTTCTTTTGCATGAAGCGCACGCCCTTCTCCCACAGCTCGGCCGGGCCCATCTGGCCGCTGTACTGAACAGAGGCCGCAGAGGCGACGAGGGTGGCAGCGTCGATCCGTACGTCCGTTCCGCTCTCGAGGCAGGTCACACGGAGCCGCACGTTTCCGGCCGGGGGTTGCTCCCCGCCGATCTTGAACCCGCGCAGGGTAGCGCCACCGGCCTTGAGCTGACCGTTCGGCGGGTAGGCGTCTCCATTCTCGTCGACCAGCTCCACCCTGGCCTCCCCCGACGTGACTCGCAGGCTGATCCAGGCCGACAGCGTGGGACCGTCTTCCGTCGGGGAAAACGTGTACGGGTCTGTCTGTACTCCATCGCCCTCGCCCCCCTGCACTCTTAGGGCCGCGTCTCCATTGCGCACGTCGGCGCTCTGCGTAGACAGGGACAGCGAGGCCGAACCGATCGCGCCCCATCCGGTTAGACTCGAGCCGCTCGCGTCGACCCCCGCTCGCTCGAGGAGGTTGGCAAACGGGACGACGTCGAACGTCTTGCGGCGCGTGACTTCCCCCAGGTCACTCATCGCGGCCGGGGCTTCCAGAGCCACCACATCGGACCCATCGCCCTCGATGACCTGCACGGTCGAGGCGCCACGGGCATCCCCGCTCACAACGATCGTGCTGGGCGCTGTCGTGCTCTGGATGCCGTACGTAGATCCAGCTCCATCCAGCACCTGTCGGCCCGCCAGGGCCCCATCTCGCCACTCCACCGCCCCGCCCACAGTCAGGGTCGTCTCGTCCGGGCCCGAATCGTAGCTCGCGCCCTCCACAGGCCACCGGGCCTCTGCGATCGTTTGCCTCTGCCCCCGCTGGCCGCCGATCGGCACGAGACGAGAGAAGAAGTCCGACGTGTCTGTCTGATCGGTAATCCGCTTCGCGCTGGCGTCGGCCGTCTTGTCGGTGATCGTCCGGGCCCCGGCGTTCGTCGAGCCGATGCGCTCCACCACGTCGATCTCGTAGGCCGACCCGTCCCACCGGGCCCGCCACTTCGCGCCCAGCTGGCTCGACAGGTCGTTCAGGAGCGTCTGGTGGGAGACCGCCTCGCCCCACACGCTTACCTCCTCGCCTTGCAGTCCCAGCGCCACAGACCCGGCCGTGTAGCCATCTGGGGCGTTCAGGTCGGGCGACAGGATACGCGCCACGGCATCGCCCACGGGGAGCCGCGTAACCGTGACGCTCGGCAGCTTCGTGCCGTCGGCAAGCTCGATCTGCGCCACCGAATCGTCAAGTTCAAGCCAGCGGGGCTCGCACTCGTACTGCACGCGGGGCGATCGGCCCCGGCTGTGCCGCTTCGACGTGATGCGCCACCACTCGGTCGGCTGGCTCTCGTACTGGATGCGGAGCAGGCGACGCGGCTGATACTCCTGTACCTGTGGCCCCTCGAGCACCTCGAATGAAAGCGACCCCGGCCGGTCTAGGTGCGCCACACGCCGGACAGACGTGATCTCATCAGCCGCAGATCGGATCTGGCTGGTGCCGTCCTCGCTGTACAGGTCGAACGCGACTGCTTTCATGGGCAGGGCCTTTTACTGGCTCAGTCGTGCAATGCGTACGGCTTCTTCCATTTTCTGCGCGATGGACTCCGCGGGCTCATTTGCCTCTACGTTGATCTCGACGCCCCTCTTGGGCTGGCGCCGATCGCCGGGCCCTCCGGGGTCGGGGCTGGGCAGCGTCGGAGCAGGGATGTCAGGACCCGGGACGTTGCCGCCGCCGGGGCTGCCGTCGCCACCGGCCGGGCCTTGCGCTGCCTGCACCACGCTGTCACGGATCTGCCGGATCGCGTCGTCCACCTCGAGGGCAACCGGGCCCCCGACGCCCATCGGCTCAAACGAGGTCGTCTCCACGTCCCCGCCCAACGCCTGCAAGATCCCGCGTAGCGTGAACAGCTGCTCCGTCTCGAGCGCGATCAGCTCGTTGGCCTGGATCTCCGTGATGGTGCGCTGGATCTGCGTTTGCCGTCGGCGGGTGCTTTCGGGGCTTTCGGCGCCGCCTCCGCCCTCAGTTGCGGAGGTCAACGTCTCCAAGAGCTCCTCCACTTGATCAGGGGACAACCCGCCCAGGCGCAGATCTCTGTCCGCCATCAACTGCATGACCTGTTCGACGACCTGGTTGATCTGTTCTTGCCCCTCCTCCGTCGTCGGGTCGATGTCGGAGAGCGTTTCAAGTTGCTCGCGGAGATTACCTTGCACCTCGCTCATGTCAAGTACATTGGAGATCAGATCCTCGAATGCGGCCGGGAGCCCTTGCCCGCCGAGGTCTTGCATGAGTCGAAACTGCTCAGTCACCCCTTTCATGTTGTCACTGAACTCCCCCAGGTCCTCCCCCAGACGGGAGAGAATGTCCCCAAGCGGCTCGAATCCCTCATCAAGCTGCTCCTCAAACAGCGCCTGCACATCTTCCCCAAATTCGTTCCCAATCTCTTCTAAGGACATCTCACCTGTGATCAGCCCCGTCACAACTTCCTCGACGGGGAATCCTCGTTCGATCGTATCGTCCCCCAGATCTGCTATCTCAGAGTGTAGAGTATCAACTAGTCCATCGAACAGTCCCGTAATCTCGTCAGCAGAGATCTTCGGCAGCAGCTCCGCAAATTGCTTCAAGGACTGCCTCGGGTCATCGCCCGCGCTAGCCTGGTCGAGCAGGCCCTGAGCCGTTTCTAGCTGCTCTTCAGAGATGTCCTCCCCAACACGAGCCGATTCAAACAAGGCCTTTGTGTTCTCCTCTAGGGCGCGCACATTGTCCTCGATCGACCGCCGCAGATCGTCCATCGAAGGGCCACTGTCGCCACTTGCGATCAGTGAGGCGATTCCGCCGGCTGCCCCCAGTACAGACGTCAGTCCCGAAATCGTCGTGCCGACCGAGCTCGCTCCCGAGAAGACGTCTCCGAGCCCACCGATCCCCTCCCTGTCTGTCAGCTCCACCAGCCGGCCGACGTTGTCCAGTAGGGTTGCCGTCGAGTCGATCGCTGTCTCGGCCTCGTCGGAGAGGTCGCCAAAGTTGGACGCCAGGTCCCCAATCCCGCGAACCAGGCGGGCGGTGTCCTGAATGGCCTCGCCTGCATTCTCGACTGACTCGCTTGTCTCTTCGGCCTGCTCGGAGGTATCCTCAAGCGCATCGGTTGCCTTCTCAGCCATCTCCGGCGTAAGCAGGCCCATCTCCTCTAGCGCCTGTACGATGCCTAAGATCTTCTGGCGGTACTTCTCGGCCGCCTGGGCTGACCGGTCGGCAAACTCCTGTTGGCTAATCTGCTCGCGCTCGAGCTGTAGACGAAGCTCGCTGATCCGGTCGTTGAAGTCGCCCATCACCTGGTCGAAGCCTTGCCCCTCTCCCATCACGAGCTCACTGAAGCTCGGGAAGCCTTCTCTGAGTGATTGCCCAACCTCCTCCCCCAGCGCCACGATGTTGTCGGGTTCCACCAAGGGCGCGTCGGGGGCGTCCGGTCTCCCGGCCTCCTCGAGCGCTTCCTTCTGCGCGTCAACCCGATCCTCCAATGTTTGCTTTTGCTCCTCTGCCTTCTTGAGCTGCTCGCCCTGGAGGGCGTTTTGTAGTTCGTCGATCTTGCGGATGCGGGCCTTCAAGTCAAAGATCTTCTTCAGCGCCTTCCGGGCCTCTTCGTTTTTGGCGCCCTGAACCTGCTCTTCCTGCGTGATCTGGCGGGTGATCTTCAGAAGCTTCTGGCGGGCTCTTGTCCGCTCTTCTGGGCTCGGGCCTTCGCCCCCTCCCGGCGTCGATGCGCCGCCGTCTCCTTCGCCCCCAGTCTCACCGGCCTCCCGCAACTCTCGAAGGCGCTGGTCTACGAACGAAAGCGGCGCCCCGGAAACGCTGACAGACACGTCATCAGGCACGTCTTCGGCAAGGGGCCCCTCCGTCAAGTCTGGAGCTTCGACGGAGCTGATCATCTCTTCCAGTTTCTTCCGCGCCTTTTCCGCGTCTTCGGGAAGCTGACTAGAGAGCGTTCCCAGCAAGGTGTCGATCCTGTCGTTGGCGCCCTGGACGGCGTCCTGAGCGTCTTGCCATGCCTTAGGGTTCGTGGCTGGGTCTAGCTGCTCGACGTCCGACTGGGCAGCCTGAAGGTCGCGATACGCCTTGTTGAGTTCACCTACGGCCTCGGTTTGGCGTTCTTCCAGGTTTCCCTCTGCTTCCTCACGACGCGCTTCCAAAAACGACTCCAGTGCTTCTGTCCGCACGCCGATAGCCTCCCCGGAGGGGCCTGTCTCGATAAAGGCTTGGGGGACCTCTCCTGCAATCTCTTGAATGATGTCTGCTGTTTCTTTGCCCTCTTGTCGGGCCTCTTTTAGGTCATCCACAAGCGATTCGACGCCCTCAACAGACGAGACCTGCCCTTGCGCGTCCGCCAGGTCCCGAGCAAGCTCGTCGACGGTGCCCAGCATGTCGTTGAGCGAAGAGAGAGCCGACTCTAGGACACCGGTAAAGTTATCGCCAAAGTCGGTCACCCAGCTGCTGAGCTTCGCCGTAAGACGGTTCCACTCATTCGCGACGTCCTTCGTCGTTGCGGCAAACTCGGCCGCCAGCGAATCAGCCTCGCCGAACTCCGTCTGCGCGTCGCCGATCTGCTGCCTCAAGGCGTCGATGTTCTGGACGAGCGTCTCCACCTTCAAGCTCTGCTCAACGCCAAAGATGTCCTCAATCGCCGCGGCACGCTGTGCCTTTGGAAGCTCGCGGAGCGCCTGCAGGTACTGCCGAATTGCCGGAAGCCCATCTTCTTCAAAGGCCTTGAGGATCTCTTGGCGCGTGAGGGCCGTCTGCTGAGCGAGCTTCTCGGAATTGTTGACCATGCGGGTAAAGATGGTCCGCAGGCCCGTGCCGGCGCGCCTAGCATCGATACCAGCGTCGACGAGCGTCGCGGCAAAACCGGCCACCTGGTCGGCCGCGAGGCCTACCTGCCCGCTGGCAGCCCCGACCCGCGTCATCGCGTCGATGAGCTGGGAGGCATCGGCGACGGTTTGATTGGACAGCTCGTTGATGACCGACCCGAGCGCCTCGGCCCGCTCGATCGGCAGGTCGAAGGCGTTGGAGATCTTGGCTAGGCCTTGAGCCGTCTCGCCTGCGCTGGCGACGGTGGCTTCCGACATAAGAGCCACCGTGCGGGTAAACTCCTGAATCTTCTTTGGGCTCTCGATGCCGAGCCGGCCCGCTTCCGCGGCAATGTTGGCCAGCTCCTGCTGGGACGTGCCCAGCTCGGCTTGCACGTCGAGAAGCCCCTCCTGGAGAGACTGAAACTGACGCTCAGTGAGCCCTGCGGTCTTGCGGACCTCATTCAACTGGTTTTCGAAACCGACTGCCTTCGCGGTCGCTGTAGCAATTGCTGTTGAGACAGCGGCCACACCCACCGCGAGGGTTCCGACGAGCCATGTCTTTCCGCTCTTCGCAGCGGACTTTATTGTGCCCAGAAGGTTGTCCGTCTTTGACGCGGCTGCCCCAACCTTGTCGCTGTAGGCCGTCGCGGCTCGGGACAGGGCGCCAAACGCTTTGTCGGCCCCCTCGGGGGTAATCTTGATAGACTGCTGGAGGTCTTCGGCCATAGAGCCCTGGGGTCAGTTCGTTTGATGGTGCTCGAGCACCTTCAGTTTTGCAAGCTGACGCTCAACGTGCTCCTCGCGCTCCTCCTGCTCCATTCGGTACTCGCCCAGCTCGTCCATTTCGGTGTTGCCGGCGTCGGCCTCGTCTTCGTGCTGGGCAAATTGCGCCTCCTCCCAGATCGTCTCGTGCAACTCGCCCTCGTATTCCGGTTGAGCCGCAAGCGTGCCCTGGAACGTTCGCATTGTCTCTCTCGCCTCGAGGGTGGAAAGCTGCCGGCGCTGCGCAATGAACTCGGGCCAGGGCTCGGCCATCACCTCCTCCATCGTAACCCGGAAGTGTGCCCGGTAGCGGGCAATCTGCTGCCACCACCACTCAGGCGGCTTGACGCGCACCTGCTTCTCTGACTCAGGCTCTTGCCCGTCGGGCTTCGGGGAGACCGACTCGGGGAGCGTGCGGCGCACGAGCGACACCAAAAACCGGACCCGCTTCGCCTCGCTCTCAAAGTAGGAGCGGCCCCACACCACCGACTGCGCGCGGAGGCCAAACCATTCGGCCGTCATCGACCGGAGCGTCTGGAGGTCTCGCCGGCGAAGCTCGTCGCCGCGCACGATTGTCAAGACAGTGAGCGCCTGGCGGACCGTCGGCGCGGGGACCTCCAGGGTCGCCACACGCCCGAATTCAACCCGGATCGGCAGGCCGCTTTGGGCAAGCTCGCGCATCAGCCTACGTCTCTATTGGTAGTCTGTCGGCAGGCTCCACGACAGGTCAACGCCGGGGATGTCCTGCGGCGATGCGAAGAACGCCTGCCGGATCTGCTCCGGAAGCGTCGTCCCGGCCTGGTCCTGCTCGCGGTAGCGGCTCATGAGGGTCGGCGTGAACTGCGCGTTCGCGTCCTCGCCGTCGGTGTCCTCCTGCGTGATGCCACCGTCGTCGGAGATCACGACACCGGGGAACCACCACGCCGGGTTGCCCATCGCGCCGGCCTTGCCGCCGATCGACGTCGGAATCGCGACGAGGGTATTCGGCTCCACGAGCGTCGGGGTCGTCTCGAACATGAAGCCCTCCATGAAGGTGTGGAGGGTGCCGTCCGCCGTCGTGGAGGGAATGTCTTCGACGACCGGGAATGTCGTCGTTGGGTCCGAATACGTAGCGTCCGACGAGAGCTCGTAGGTGCCTTCGTTGTCCGTCGGTCCAGTGACGGTGATGAGATCGCCTTCCGACGCCCCCGCCTCTTGAGTCAAGTCCTCATCGACGGTAAACTCTCCTGCCGTATCGTCGGCACCAGTAATCTCAGCAGATTGCGTTTGCCGGGTCGCGCTGTCGATCAGTGCCGTCAGGATCGTCGACTGCATATCGTCGATTGTGAGATTGATCTCGGCACTGATCGACCGCTGGACGGTTGCGCTCGCGAGCTGGTGGCCGCCGGGAATGGAGCCGGACGCCTGCGTCGGATTCAGCGAGATCTCAGTCGACTCCACGAGGCCCAGGTCGAGCATCGCTGCGCCATCTGCCACCGTCGGGTCTCCAAGCAAGATGAACATCGGCCCGACAAGCAGGTCGCGCAGGTTAAGACGGCTCGGGGCGTGATTGAGAAGAGACATACTGTGTGGTCAGGTTGTGTGGGGATAAATGTCGTGCTGTCTGTGGCTACGCGCCAGCTTCTTTTTCCTCAGGCTCCTCCTCCGTATCTCCGTCGCGCTCCCCGTCACTTTCCTCCGCTTGAGAAAGCTTCTGAGAGGCCTCCTGGGCGGGCTGCTGAGGAGGCTCCCATCCGGCCGGCCGCCGGAGGCAAATCTGCGGGTTCGGGGGGCTGGTCACCATGAACACGCGGTAGCCGTTTGCACGGTAGCCGTTCACGGTCGGCTGGTCTTCGTCGGGGATGCGATCTTCCTCCACCGTGTTCGGGTCCTTTGAGGCCGGGATGCGCTTCACGTCGTATGCCTGTGCCATAAGTCTGCCGGTCAGCCTGCCGGTGCTACTTGAAGAACGAAGGTGTGCGTCTGAAACCACCGCTGCAGGCCATCATCCCAGCGCGGCTTGCGCTGGACGCGAGTGCGCCGCATCGGCTGCTCGACCGAGAGGCCTTCAAGCGAGGGCCCGTTCCCGGCCAAGAGCTCGTTGATGCGGGCCGTAACGCGCTGGAAGAACACCTGCTTGCCAGCCGCCTCTTCCGCCGCGAGCGCCATCGTTTGCAGGTTGACCGCCTCGATGCCGGAGAAGGACTGCACCGTCCCACCGGCCTGATCGCGGAGGCGTGTGATGAGCGCCTTCGGGCCCATCTCCGCCGGCACGGCGCCCCGGTGAAACGCCTCGCCCGGAGACATGCTCGTCCCGCCGGTGAGGTCGCCTTGAAGGGCAACGTCCGAGGACAGGGTCTCGTGGGCCCAGTCGGCCACAGCCTCCGGGTGGACCTCATCAAATGGCGTGTAGACACTCGAGGGCATCCGTACCGGGAGGATCAGTCTTTAGAAAAGTTCAGGGTCTGCTCGGGAAGATCGACCACCGGCGTCGGCGCCGCGTCGTCCTGGTCAACCACCTCCCCGTCGTCGACCTGGCTTTTGTAGTGGGCGGCCAAGTTGCCCGTGCGGTCGGCCCACCGCCCTTGCCGGGCCTTGCGGGGCTGGCCCGGGGCGACGCCCGGCGGGGCCTCTGAGGGGCGCAGCGGCGGGCGGAAGGCCGCGATCAGGTCGACGAGCCAGTTCGTGTACTCGGCCGCGGCGGTCTGGAGGGCGCCCTCTATGTTCTCGTCGGTAAAGGGCTCGCCCAAGCCCTTCAGCTTTTCGTAGACGATTTTTTGGAGCATCCCGTCGTTGAAGACGAAAAACCCCTTCATGTCGTGGAGGTAGACGGCGTACTCCATGACGTTGGCCACCGTGAGCTCGTGGCTCTCCTCTGGGAGCTCGCCCCGGATCGAGGAAAGGGCCTCGTCGAAATTGTCCTCCACGACCATGCCCATCGAACTGGCAGTTTTGCGTGCGAATCGAAAGAACAGTTCGTGTGCCGCTAGTCCCACGCTACACCGACCGCCACGGTGGCGTCCCGCCGACGCGTTTCCGTGACGCGTCCCTCCCGAGTCCGGCCCCGGAAGATCGCCTCGCAGCGCCCGTCTAGGAAAGCATCTTCCACAGCCTCTTCCACGAGCGGCACCATCACCGCTGCGTCGGCATCGAGCGAGGCGTCGCCGGCCGGATCGCGCCGGAGGGCCTTCACGTCTTCCCGGACGGAGGCCGGGCCGTCGTAATGTGTCGTTTCCGTCGTGTCGTACGGGGCGTCCGTCGACTCATCAGCCTCGACCGTGAAAAAGCGCGCCTCGTCTCGCATGGCGGCCTCGCGCTGCCCCTGAATGGCGTCGATCGTGCCTTGGGGGATCATCTTGCGCTGTACAGTATCTCGGGGCTACACGAGTCGGGTCGTTGAGGAGCGCGTCTGCGATCGGAGCTCTCGTCCTTGCACCTCGTCAGTCTCGCCAGCGATCTTCTCAAAAGACTCCCGGTTCTGATCCGCCAGCTCCTTGAAGGCGGCCACCTGCTCGTCTGAGTACCGGAGGCTGCCGTCCTCGTCGAGGTCCGCCTGGCGCGGGTTGGTCGTCAGCCGAAGCCAGATCGCCTTGTAGGCCCGATGGTAGACCCAGTGCTTCTTCGCCGTCTCATCTGGGGAGTTCTCCCCAGAAGCTTTCTCTTGAGCTTCCGAAAGCCACGTGGCGACGTGGCCGCCCTCTACCTCCAGGTCGTCCACGCCGGGAAACATGTCGGCCCGAAGCTCGCCTTTCGGTTCGGTGAAGTCGCTGGGCTCAAGGGCCATAGGGCTGCGCTACTCTTCGGATTGGGTCAGGGCGCCTTCGACGTCGGCCTTCGTGATGCGGCCGTCCTTGCCGGTGCCCTCAATCTCGCGGAGGTCGATCCCTTCCTCGCCCGCGAGCTCTTCCGCGCCGGCGGTGGCATCGATCTCGAGGACTTCCCCCTTGGCCTTTCGGGCGAGGGCTTCCCCAATTCCGAAGCGCGCCTGCAGCTCGCCGGCCGAGTAGTGGCCTACCTGCTTTTGGGCGACGAGGCCGGCTTCTCGGCACTCCGCCTTCTCCTTATCGGAGAGCGCGCCCGAGAGCGGTTCGAGACGGGTTCCATTCGCATCGACGGGGCGGCCTCGCTCGTCGAGGTAGGCGCCGCCGGGGACAATCTGGCTCATGTCAGTGCTGGATCGGTTCAAAGATCAGGGGTTAGGCCTCCACTTCAACTCTTCTCCTCAGCTTAGCCCAGGCTTGGGTCCTGGTAAGTGCCGCCCCCGGAGTAGTGAACCACGCCGTTCGTCCGGTTCCAGACCCCGACGCCGAAGTAGTGCTCCATCGTCTCGGTGTTGAGGGGGTAGTCCCGGATCTCCGACGCGAGGCGCAGTCCGCGGAGGCCCTCTGTCGCGTGCTGCCGGAAGCAGAGCGGCGACTCATCCGCCTCAATGTCGGTGATGAACTTGTAGCCCGGCGGGACCCAGGGCTTGATCCACACCTCCGTGCTCCGGAAGATGCCGATCGCCCGGTTATCGAGCGGCATATTGACGTCCTTTCGCTGGGTCGGCTGGTTCTGGTCGTTCCGCAGCGTGAGCCGAGCGTCGACAAATTCGTTGAAGTCCGAGAGCCCCTTGACGGCGGTCTCGTCTCCCTGGTTGATGTACATCACGGGCTGGTCGGTGTGGCCGTGGTGCATCAGGTCGTCGACCGAATCGTTGAGGCCGCCATTGCTCAGGCCATTCTCGGCGTTGTAGTGCGTGTGGCTCGCGCCGTCGAACGTCTGACCGTTCGGGCCCGGCGGGATGGGGTCCCCATCCGCGTTCACGAAGCGCTTGATGTCGAGCGACACGCGGTCGACCAGGTGGTCGGTGTACGCGTAGTTGCTCGACAGGAAAATCGCGCGCTTCATGCGGCCGCGGATCTTCGTCACGTCGGCCTTCTCGGCGTTGAGCGTGGCCTGAGCGATATCGGCCGGCGTAGCGTTGACTTCGTAGTCGCCCGTCCAGCCAACAGTGTGGAGGAACTTTCGGAGCGGAAAGGCCACCTCCCCGGACTCGTGATCCTCCTGGGTGGTGCCCTCGCCAAACTCGTCGACCTCCTCCATCTCGGTGTTGCCGGCGCCGCCGTAGATGCGCTGGCGTTCGGCCGTGACCTCCGCGATCTCGCTCACCATCTCTTCGGTGAGCTGGCGGTGGTTCTGAAGGTCGTTTTGAACGGTCTGCTCGACAGTCGACCGGCCAAACTCGGCGACGGACTGGTGCTCGACGTCGAGCAAGTCTTGAATCGTGTGCGTTCCGGTCTGCTGGGACATGGGTCAGGGAAAGGTGCTCGTCAGAAAAGTGTCGGTAGGAGCCACTCGATGGGGAGCCCCTCGATAGAGGGCCGCTCGGCAGCGAAGGGCTACACGTTCGGGCGCAGGATCACGATGTCGGTCTCGCTGATCGCCCGGGCCACGCCCGTGCTGTCGCCGGTCGTGGATGTGTCATCGAGCTCCCCGTCCGCCGCGGCCACGAAGAGCGTGCTCCCCGGCGTCAGGCTGCCCGACCGGTTGTACTGAAGGCGAACCCCGGGGCCGTAGACAGTAATCGGCTCCCCGGCGGTGGCCGGGCGGGCCGCGATGCCGTCCATCTGGGCATTTGCGTCATCGGCCGACGCGTTGGAAGGGACGACTTCACCGTTGGAATCGACCCGGACCGGCATCCCGGTCTCCAGGTCCGCTCCAGCCTTCAGGCCGGAAAGCTGTGGCGCCTTGCGGGCGCTCTTCAGGTCGAGATCGGGACTGTTGCGAGCAACTTGGGCCATAGTCTAGTGGGGCCTACACCCCGTAATTGATCTGTGAGCGTTTCTGCTGTCGAATCTCCTCTTCGCCGGGCTCGTCGGGGCCGGGCTCGTCCTCCCCAGCCGGCGTCTGCTCCGGCGGGTTGGGCGTGGAGCCCCCCTCTGAGTCCTCCCTAGAGCCGCCCTCGCCGTACAGAGCGTTCTGGATCGGCTTCGAAAACTGCTCTTCGATGTAGTCTTCGACTGGCGTCCGCCCGTCTTCGCCGGCAACAAAGGCTTTTGTGACCTCCTCCCCGTCCTCTTTGGCCGTCTCCGTCTCGAAGCCCAGGTCGCCGGACAAGATGTCCTCGGCCGCCTCTTCGTTGAGTCCCGTCGCCTCGTACACCTCGCGGCGCGTCTCCCAGCGGCGGTAGGACTGGAGCTCCTCTTCGGCCTGCTCGGCCTCCTGGAGGCGCTCTTGGACCTGGCCGGCCTGAAGGGTGCCGTCGTCGCCGAGGGCCCCGAGCTCGCGGAGCTGGGCGGCCTCCTCGTCATTCAGGACGACATCGCCGTCGCCCGGCACCTGCTCTTTCAGCTCTTTCTTTTGCTGCCGGAGCTTGTAGGTGTGTTCTTCGAGCTCCTCCACCTTGTCGAGCGCTTTCTGCGCAGCGCGCTTTTCGTCCTCGTACTTGGTGAAAAGAAGATCCGCGTCGAGCGGAATGTCTCGCTTCCCAGAGGGATCGTCGGGGCTGTCGTCGTCACTCATAAAGGCAAAGGGGCGTCTTGTGAGGGCCTTTCCATGAAAGACCGAAACCGAGAAAGTGCCGGTTTCCCTGAAACCGACCGAAACCAAATAAAAAAAAGCAGCCTCCAGGCTGGACGAGGTCCAGGTGGAAGCTGCCATCAACAGCGACGACTTGTGGCCGTCAGTCTCGAATGTCAGTATCTACAATACGATGCGTGGGCATGGGTTTCAATGGGGACATGCGGCGTCTTCACATTGAGCGAGACCAGGTCAGGTCGCCCGCTCTTCCATCTCCTCGTAGTAGTCCGGGATGTGTTGCTCGGCACGATCGCCCGGCTGGGCGAGCAGGGTGTAACCCTTTACCTCGACCTCGACGGTGAGGCCCAGCTGCCGGGCCACCGAGCAGGCTTGCTTCGCGACGCCCTCGATGTCTTCGCCGGGCTTTACGCCCAGCTGGAGGTAGCAAGGGGAATCGTTGTTTGTGAGCATGGCTCAAAGGTTGAGAATGAGAAGCAAAAGCAAAACGAGAGCCAGAATCAGGTTTGCCACAGAGCACCAGAACGCCCGGCGGGAATACCTTTTTGCCTCTTTTAGCGGAGATTCCATGGACGACTATTCCTATGGGTGCGGGGTCACCTTGGTAATGAGCTTCTGAATGACCCGCTCCTGGGGGCTATCCCCGTGCATGCGGAGCCACCGAGCGCAGGGACGCCACCGCCCTGGACAGCGCGGGACTATCCCGGTGCATGCAGGGCCACCCGGCGCTCACACGCCGTAAGGACTATCCCCGCGTGTGCGGGGCCACCTCCGAACATCGCCGAATACTGAAGCGGTGCGGAGGACTATCCCCGCGCATGCGGGGCCACCTCGGCGTCGTAGTTACGCATCTCCGAAAACTTGGGACTATCCCCGCGCATGCGGGGCCACCCCTCACGGGTCTTCGAGCACGCACGTCATGTGCGGCTCGTAGTCCACGGTCACAGGTGACTCCACGCTTGGGGTCACACGCTTCCTTCCAGAACGAGCCCGCTCGAAAAGCCCAAGCTGCTCGCCTGTCGGCGTGTCTTGTGCCTCTTGCGAGGCGGTGGCCGTAGCCCTTACGGCCTCCAGGTGCCCAGACATCCACTCGTCCGGGTCCTGATACTTCGCTCGGATGTTCATTGCGCCCACCATGTCGCGGTGGCACTCAAATCCGCACGAAGTACAACGGTAGTGGCGCGTTGAGGTCGGGTTCTTGTCTCCGCACTGCGGACACGTTTTCGACGTGTCCCGCTCAGGCTCAAACACGACTTCTAGCCCATACCGCTCTGCCTTGTACTCTACTTTTTCTGCAAACTGTCGAAACGCCCACTGGTGCAGGCGCTGGTTCATCTCGGCTCCGTAGTCAAGTCCATCCAGGATACCCGTGAGGTCCCCAATCACAATCGTCGCGGCCTCACGGTCCCAGCACTCCTCTACGAGCCGCGTGCTCATCTTGTGCAGGTAGTCGTCGATCCGATCCCGGATCTCTTTTAGGCGGTCCTTCTTCGCGTTGACAAGCTTCCAAAACCGGTTGGACCCCTTTTCCTTCCGGTCAATTCGCTGGTCAAACCACGCCTTCTCGCTGTTTTGCAGGCTGCGAAGTTCTTGAAGTCTGCCCCCGTTAAAAAGAACCCCCTCTTCCCCGTCGTAGATCGTAGCGAGGTACAACTCTCCGAGATCAACGCCAACAACCTCGTCCCCCTTCGGCAGACGATCCCTGATGAGCCCATCGGGGAGATCCTGCTTTTGGTCGTCGTATTGAGGGCATAACATCGGGCAGCCAGCGTGCTTATCCCATACAAGCTGAACACTCCTGGGCTCAGGGTGCGGCCAGTCAACGGTGATCTCATCAAGCCCACGACCAGTTTTAAGCCGTAGCGTGTCGCCCTCCTTTTCAATTCTGGTGTGTACCCAATCGGTGCGGGCAAATCGGCTCGCCTTGTACGGAGGGCGAGGGCGATTGTCGGGGTCCTTCCCGTTTTCTTTCCAGCGCGGAAGGTGCTCGTCGAAGAAGGTATTGACGTGCTCGTAGAAGCGACGGATCACCTGTTGTCGCTGCTGCACTCCCGCCTTGCGCATCGCATTATTCACGAAGGGGTTGCGCTCCAGATCTTCAGGGGGCGTACCGAACGGGAGGTCCTGCCACGCCTCTTTCACACGAGTCGTGTAACCAGCCGTGCCAAAAAGTGCCATTGCGTCTCCTTTCGGCAGATAATAGTCGTATTCGTCATTCAGGAAGTGCCAGGCCCAGGCAACTTGAGTCCAGACTTCCCCAGCGGCGCGACGATGTGCGCGCACGACATCCGTTTCCTCAATGTGCTTCTTCCGTACCGTATTGCTCATAGGCAAAAAGAAATGCCCTCCCGGAAGCGCCTCGCAGCCGGAACGGGCCGTGTAGAGCCCACTGCGAGTCGCCCGTGGAGGGCAATCAGCAAAAACCTACACGTTGTGACGGCGGTTCCGGACGCCGATCTGTTTATAGTATGCACATTGTGACCCACAATGTCAACCCTCATCATCGCCAAAGTCGCCCCGCCGAGCGGCCTCATCAAGCTCCTCTCGAACCTCCTCGGGATTGACGTTGGGGTAAAGCGTGATGGACGTGTCCGGCTCTTCGCCGCCTCGGTTCAGCGCCTTGTTTATCTCGTCAGCATCCATGTTTCCGTGGGGTCTGTGAACCATTAGCTGCGAAGCTGGGCCGCCACCTTCGGGTTTCGCTCCAGATCCCGAACGCACCGGCAGTGTCTTTCCTGTAAGGTCTAGGAACAGCAAAGAGTTGTATTCATGTATTCTGACACAGCATCAGCGCTCTAGCAGGCGTAAAACGAAGGACAATTATTGTTTGCTGTGTGCCCCTTGAGCGGGGCGCCCATCCGAATTCGGCCACCTTCGTGCCGAACTGCTAGTCGGGTGGTCGCCTTGCTCAAGGGGTTTCTATATTGAGTGGTTTGCCATGAACTGCAACTACAGAGTCTACCTAATCGAGAACCTTAAAACTGGCGGCAGCTACGTTGGGATGACCTCGAAATGCGTTGAGGAACGGTTTCGGCAACACGTGGGCGATGCCCGCAGAGGCACCGGCTGCTACCTCCATAAAGCAATAAACAAATATGGCCCTGAGTGCTTTGAGATTTTTCCGCTAGAGGGAGCAAAAACCCGGCAAGTAGCTCACCAGCTTGAGAAAGACTGGATTCGTAAAATCGGCACGTATGAAGATCGCAACGGCTACAATATGACACCAGGTGGAGAGGGGCAGCCTCCTGGTGAAGATCACCCTCTTTACGGTACCACATTCGAAGTTACAGAAGAACACCGAAGAAAATTATCTCAGGCTCAGACAAACAGAGACTATGAGCTTGACAGAGAGACGAGGCTAAAGATTGCGGAATCACAGTCTCATTTAGATAGGGGCCAAGCCGCAAAAGCAAAATACGTTGCTCAGGAAACTGACCTCACCTCTCGCCAAATCGCAAAGATTTATGGCGCATCAAGGCACTGTATCGGTTTTATTAAGGAGGGGCGGACATGGAAGAAGGTACAACCCCAGAGGCCCAACGACTTTTTGGAGATTGTCGAGGAATACGGAAACGCACCACATGGGAACAGCACTCTCAGCAACCAAGAGGCCGCGGAGATAAAGTACCTTGCCAGAAATACTGATATGACGAATGGAGAAATCGCTACCATATACGGCGTCTCCAGGGGCAACGTGTCTGTAATTAAGCGCGGGGATACCTGGAAAGGAATTGAGCCGAGACGCCCCAATAAATTTTCGCAATTGTCCCTGTTCTAATTCCTACCTAAGACTATCTGCCACCTCTGGGTTCACCTCCCGCCGCCGCACGCATCTGCAGTGCCCGCCGCCCAAACAGACGGCCCCCGGCATCGGGCCACGAGTGGGTAAATACGGCCCTTCATCTTCGGCCGTAGAGCAGGGAAGACAGGTTCCTGAGTCGTCTATGGCGATATAGCGAATAATCACGTCGTCGTTTTCGACCTGCTCTTCGGATTTTTCCCAAAATGCGCGATAACTAGACCCCTTGTACTGCCGGGCTCGCGCCGCAATCTCGTCTTCGGTCATCGCCCGGCCGCGCAAGTCCTCGGCCAGCTCCTCCACGGCCTCCTCCGTGACCTCTCGGCCCTCCCGCCGGAGGCGCCGCTCGGCGACCTGCTCGGCACTCTCAGCGAGCTCGTTCCGCACGGCCACCTCATCGGCGAACCGCTTTAGGAACTGCGCCTGCTCCTCCATCGCGCCCTGAAGCCGATCCAGCTCGGCCGGGGTGAGGGGGCTGCCCTTCCCGAGCTGGGCCTGCTGCAGGAGGTGTTGGCGAATCTTGACGATCATCTCGGAGTGCCAGTCCTGGCCGCGGACCGCGCCGCGGGTGATGTCTTGGGCGAGCGAGCGCACGTCGGCGTCAAACGCCTCCATCGCCGCGTGGGCGACGTTCACGCGCTGCTGGGAAGGGGCGTTGAGGGCAATGGCCGGCACGGCCCCCGTTTGCTCAATGACGGCCAGAGAGGCGGCCTCTACGGCTTCCCCTGCACCGATCGCCCCGGCGGCCCGCTCGGGCGTGAGTGTCACCCGCGACCCGCGGGTGGCCTCCTCAAAAGGTAAGGGCAGCTGGCCCGCATTGATCGCGCCGGCATCGAAGAGCTCGAGGAGCGCCCGGGCCTCCTCCTGGGAAATGCCCACGGCCCCCTCGGTCTCCTCGAAGCGCCGTGCGAGGACGGCCAGGGCGTCGAGAAATTGGTCTCTGTTCATGGAGGGCTTTCAGTTATCCCGAGGGTAAAGTTGCGAGTAGTCTGCCCCTCCGCCCTCGGCCAGCGCCTGGCGCCGCGGAAAGGAGACGTCCACGCTCATCGGCATCGGCAACGCCTCGATGTCGGGGTTCACCGACTCGTCGACCTCACTCGGCCGGCGGAAGACGTCATCCAAGCAGAGAATCACCTCGTCCCACCCGTTTCCCTCAACGAGTTCCTTGAGGGCGCCGTGGATCGTCGCGTCGTCGGTAAGGTGCTTTTTGGAAGAGTCATTACTCATTGGTCTCGTCAGATCGGTTCGAATCTCGGTTCTGTACCTCGCCGCCCGCCCCTTCCAGCTCGCGCCGCCGCTGCATTACCTGCTCGGTGAACTGGTCGAGGCCGGCCTGCTGGACGGTCGCCTCGTCGAGCTGCTCCTGGCGGATGCGCTCGGTCTCTTCTTCTGGGTCGTCGACCCCGTACATGAGCTGGGCGGTTCTAAGTGAAATCACGTCATCGCGGAAGGCCTCACGGACCTCGCGTTTCATCTCCGGGGTGAGCGGGCCCGGGTCGACCTGGCAGTCGAAGTCCACCGAGATGCCGGCCGCCTCCTCCCCGGCCAGCTCGTGGGCCAGGTGCCAGCTTGTCTCTAACATCCACTCGCCCGCCCGGCTCAAGACATCCGCCAGGTCTTCGAGGTCTTTCACGTGGTCGGCCCGCGCCTCCACCCGGCTCCGCCCGGAAGCCGTCGAGTCTTTCCCCATGAAGACGTGCAGCTGGTGGGCCGAGCGGTACACGCTCTCCCGCGCGACGACCGCGTCTTTGCGCAGCGATTCGTTGTCGACCGGCTCGGTCTCGACGACGTCGGCCGTGCCCTGCCGCTCCTCGGTCTCGCCCCGCGGGCCCTGGGCCTTCTTCGGCACGCTCACGTGGTACTGGATCTTGCCAGGGCCGCGCTCGGTGGGCTCAGGGTTCCCATCTTCGTCCTCTGGGGCTTGGATGTTGACGAGGTGCAGCTCGGGAAAGCCGGCCTTCTGACCGGTGATGTTGATGAGAGTGCGGGCCGTGTTCAGGGCCCCCTGGTTCGAGCGGAGGCTCTCGCTTACGAAGAGTTCTTCCTCTTCGAGCTGGAGGTGAAGCAGGCGGCCGCCCAGATCGAAGCTCTCCGCTTCGTCGTCGAGATCCCCCTGATCCTCAATTTTCAGCACCGTCTCCCCATCCTCCGCGATGAACGTCTTCTCGATGTAGCGCTGCTCCTCTTCGTACCGGCCGCCCCGAGTGCCCTCGAACTCGATAAAGCCGGTGCGCCGCTTGCTCCGCGGGTCCTCGTGGACGAAGGCGCGGCTGCGGGGGATCACTTCGATGTCGATTGCCGAAAGCGCGTCATCGACGGTCGTCGCCGTAGCGGCCCCAAGCTCTCCGTCTTCGCTCAGGCGGCGGATGTCGATGATGATGCGAAGCACGGCCTCCTGCTCGGTCGTCGTGCGCTTCGCGGCCGCCCCCAGGACATCGGTCATGTCACGGTCCCGCCACCACTCACGGAGGAGAGACGCGATCTGCGCGGACCGTGAGGGCTCTTCGTCCTCCTCTTGACCTTCCTCCGCGGCCGCATCGCCCTCAGCTGGATCTCTTTCCGTCGCGTCGCCCTCTTGCGCATCGCCTTCTGCCTCGCCGGCGAGCGGGGCCACATCGATGGTCGGGGCCTGCCCGGCGACGCCCTTGCGGCGGCGCTTCACGACCTCGCTCACGATGTCCTCCGTGATGAAGACGTGCTGGAGGGCCTCCATGTAGACGTTCCGGGCCTCGGTGCCCTTCGTCGGCTTCGGGCCCAGGTACCCATCCCCGCCCTGCCAGTGGTCGACGTCGCCCTCAGTGCCATCGGCCGTGCCGGCATAGCGGCGGTTGGCCTCAAGCCACTCGGGGACGTCGAGCAGGTTATGCGCGGTCGTGGGCGTGATTTCGGATGGAAGCATGGGGCGGCCTGTTTTGCGTGCAAAAGAGCGGCTCCTAGTGAAGCGGTTGCCTGTTCGCTCAGTTGAACTGGCGGGAGCGGGGCGCGTCGGGGAGCTGCTCGTCGTGACGGATCGAGCTCCCGATGTAGCGAAGACCGTCGAGGAGGTGGTAGTCCGACTTGTTTTTGATCTCATCCGTCGGCTCATCCTCATCGTCGAGCTTGCGCTGGTAGGACTCAATCTCGTCGATAACGGCCGTGCAATCGCCGAACACGACCAGGTGCGGCTCGCCGACGCATCCTTCAGCCGTCGCCTTGAGCATCGCGTAGACGCGGTCAATGCCCACCTCGACGTCGTCGATCGGCGGCTCTCGGACGGGAAGCCCCCCAGCCCGAAACTCGCTTCGCCACTGGCCTTCGGAGCCAGAGCCGCCCCGGATGTCCTCGAACGTGCCGGGTTGGACCATCTCCGCCCCACCGCCCTGCATCTTCTGCGCGTGCTGCTCCGCCGTCCGACCGCCCTCGTGGTACGAGCGGTACAGGACGTATCGCTGCGTCTTCGGCTTGCGGGCGAGGTAGATGCCGGCGGTGTTGCTCCCGCCGAAGTCGAGGCCTAGCAAGCGCGGCCACTCGTTCCCGATTCGGTGGCGCGGGATCACGTGCGTCTCCGAGTCCCAACAGTCATAGATCATTCCGGCCGGCCGCTCAAACATGCCCCGGTATCGCATCCGAAACTTCCAGCCCGGGAGGCGCTCTTGCTGGCGGTCGAACTCCTCCTGCGGGAAGGCAGGGTTCTCGGTGCTGTCGAACTGAATCACCTCAATGTCGGGGTTTCCGTCCGCCCGGTCGTAGAGCTCAGACTTGAGCCATCCCATGTAGTAGGGCGTCGTCGTGATAAGGGCGCGGCCTTGATGGATCGAGAGGCGCCCTTGGATCGCGTCCCAGCTGCCGTACTTGAATTTTTGCTGGCCGGCCTCGTCGAGGTGGGCGGCCTTAACCGTCGCGCTCTCCAGGGAGTCCGGGTCCTGGGCGTGGCCGAACAAGATGCGAGTGTCCTGCTCTTGCGGGGCCCCGAACAGGACCTGCTCCCCACGAGCAGTAAGCGTGAGGCGCCGGTTCGGGCTGCCAAGGTACTCCCCAAGTTGTAGGCGCCGCTCGAAGAGGTCCTTGTACTCGGGGAGGCACTTCAGGTCGAGCAAGGGATAGGTTGGCGTGGCCACCAGGTAGTCCCCCGGCCCTTTGCGCTGCATCTCGCGGAGCATCCACCACGGACCGAAGATTGTCTTTCCGGACTGCAAGCCCGCCAGGAGAAGCACAAAGCGGGCCTCCGACGCCATCGCTCGGCGCTGGCCGGCGTGGTAGTCGAACTGGAGGCGGCCGCCCTCTTGGGTGTATGGCGTCTGTCTAGTCGCCTCCATCGGAGTCGCTGTCGGATTCAGGGGGACGGAAATCAATCGTCGTAATCTTTTCGCCGCCGGACGTCACGTCCAGATTCTGGTCATGGTTGAACTCCCCGTGGGCGTCTAGGATGGTTTTGAGGGCTTTCTGCGCGTCGTAGAGCTTCAGTTTCCCGCTTTTCTCAAGCCCCTTGACAATACCCCCTCCATGCTCAAGCACAGCCTCCGGGTCCACTGCCAAACTCTCCCGCTCATTCCCGTTTTCATCGGTCCACGTGACCACCTGCAAAAAATCGCTGATGTCAGCCCGCGCAATGTCGCCGAGGCGCTTCGTCGCTTCGGCCGCCGACATCGCCAGCTCGTCGAGTCGCTCCTCGATTGCTTGGTTGATTTCAGGTTTTTTAAGGTTCTCGTGACCCATCTGCCCCGCCGTCTTTTCGCTGTACCCGGCTCGCCGGGCCGCAGCAGAGGCATTGAAGTCCTTGCAGTACTCCTCAACGAACCGTTTTTGCTTCGTCGTCCATGAGACACCCATGCGGCTTAGCTTTATGGTACAGCTTGTCGCACAGCTACCAGCTGAGTTGTCCGGGTCGCCACCGAAGCCCGACCTCTATGCCCTGGCTTCCATCGACGGCCGCGTAACCACCGGTCACCGTCACCTGTCGCCACCGCAGCCCGATGCGACCGGCTCCATACAGCCCCTCGGGAGTCGTTCGGATTTCTACTTCCGGCCAGAGGGCCCACGCCCGCCGCCCGAGCTCGTAGCTCCTCTGCTCGTACCGCTGCCCAAAAGGGTCGAAGCTCGTGAGGACGAGCTCATCGGGCCCAAGGAACGAGGACTTCCGCCGCACTGGCGTGTCGGTAATGACGCCCCCGACATTCATCGCAGTCGGCACCCGGAGCGTCTCGACCTTCGTCTCGGTCGTTCTCACCGTGTCGTGAATCCGGAAGATGACCGGCCACGCCACCGGCGCGCTCGTGTCCGGCTCAGCGCTCTCCACGCGGACGGTGTCCGTCTCGGCCGGGCCGGCCGGCGCGGGGGCCCTCTCCTGCCCGACGTAGAACGCGACCGACGCCACGGCTAGAATCACCACCGCTCTCCCAATATTGAGGGCAAGGCTACTCATTGGCACCGGTTTGATCAGGATCGGTCATCGTGGGCACGTCGTGCTCACGGGCCGCAATCTTTACGCTGGCAACGGCCACCTGGGCGTCCTCTCTTGTCGGGTAGGCCCGGCCGGCCCGGGCAAGCGTGTCGCCCCGCGGGCCGACGAGCGTCCAGGTCCACTGAGACGCGCCCTGCTGGGAACCAGTCACCCCAGAGCCAGGCACCCGGTCAATGTAGAATCCAGGCCCGGAGCCTTCCGCCTCACCAGGTCCAGAGCGTTCTGTCTCAGCGGTCACTCTGACTCGTCTTGCTGCTGTTCGGAGATTATGCGGTCGACCTCTTCGGACTCCATGCTCAGCGGGGTGTTGTTGTCCACCCAAGAGACAATCCCGATGTAGAGCGGCCGGATGCGCGGGATGACCCGGGCGACAAGCGCAACGGTGTACACAAGCTCGATGCCCCCGACCGCACTGACGATGAACCGCCGCACGAACTCGACATCGCCAATCACCTTCGAGAAAATCAGCACGCTCGGCACGACGAAGAGGTAGCCGAGGGCCCGATTGACCGTCGAGATCGCAATCTCTTTCGGCTTCCGTCCACCCAAGCGCGAATGTGCCCACGCCGTGGCCAGGACGTTCAGGAGAAAAATCACTGCAACCAGGCCGATCGGCTCCCAGTTGATCGCGGCACTGAAGCCCGCAATCGCCGGCACGACAAGTTTGGCGAGCCCTGAATCCGGCACGAGGTCGGACGCAACGTGGTGAACGCGAATGCTCATAGCGCTAGCGCCTGTCCCAGCGCCGGTTTTCCCCAAAGACATCGAGGTGCGTGAAGCTTTCGTAGCGGCCAACGCCCCCGAAGCCTTGGCGCCCCGCCCAGCTGGCCACCTCGCCTGGGGCTTTGCCTTCGGCTTTCACGTCGGCGGCCAGGCCGTACATGTGCCTCGACTCATCCGCCCCGCCGATCTTGGCATTGTATGCGTGGGTCCGGTATCCGGAGGTAACCTCAACGGGCGCGCCGGCCCACTCTCGGAGCAGGTCCAGCCACGTAGTGAGCCGAGGGTGCAGAAGCAGGATGGGCGTGCCGCCGGTGCAGCGAAACTCTGAGAGACCGAAGTGCTCTGCCTCGAGCGAACCGGAGCGCACGTCGAGCACCTCTGCTCCCATCTCGTCGCAGCTATGTGGCGGCTGGCTTGGCATCGGTCGGCGGGAGGCCTGAAAACAAAAAAACGGGCACCCACCGGCTGTGCCGGTCGATGCCCGTCATCAACGGGAAGAGGTCAAATGTCAGGGTACTTTCCGAAGTGCTCGGGCAGGACGTCAGCCCTCCGAGTGTCGGTAGGAGTCCGGTCGGTCGAAACGCCGGACGTGGTGGTCCTCCTTCCCGGCAGCTTCTACCATGAGCTTCGCGCCTTTCTGGCCGTGCTCATAGTGATCGGCGAGCTCCTGGAGGACATCCTCCACGAGGCCGCGGGGAAGACGCGCGACTGCCTCAAGGGTCTTCTCATCGAATGTGCTCATAGGGCCGCAGTGGGGCTGCGACCAGGCCGGGCTGTGGGCGCTATACTGAACAGAGCTGGGCCTGTTCTGAGGCACAGTTCACAATTGCTCAGCTACGTGCGTGGAGGTGACCCTTCGGGGCTCGTGAGGTAAAGGGGCAACCCGTCATACTTGCCGTCGAGGTAGTCTTCGGCGAGAGTCCACCCGTCACTAGTCCACCCGTCACTAAAGGTCCACGTCACGCGGATCGAGGCGCCATACAAGGCGATGTCGCGAGCGGACTGCTCACGGGCGTATTGGCGGAGGGCACGCTTGATGGAGCTACGTGCCTCCTCGTGGAGGACGGGCTGATCCGGGCGCACGGGGGAGGCTGAGACCTGAATGCGTCTGTGAGCGGCTGAGCACCTGGCGAGGGTGTGATAGCCAGTTTTCTCTATGCGACCAGAGGAGGTGGGGTTTCAAATACCTACCCGCTCGATTCGGGCGATTAGAATGAATCAAACCTAACCTTCAGAGTTCTTCGGAGGCTGGGTCGCCTCATAAAAAGCACGGCCGAAAGCACTAACCTGCACTCTCGAGGGACCCTTTTTCGCTTCCCATGTCGTCGAACTTCCAAGGAGACTGCTTCCACCTCCAGTCCCTGCCATTTGTTTGACGCAAAGCCCGAGCCGTGAGAGATTGACCTTCGCAAATTGAAGCTCTTCGTCATCGAGGCTTCGTGAATAACCAATCACCTCAAAAGCTTCCCGGATGTCTTCGTCGCTCCGATAGGATAGGGTTGCCTCATCCCCTTTCGAGTCGATGTGGTACAATGCATTTAGCAACATCACATCCCCGACATCTAGCTGGAGAATGATCTCCAAGAAGCTCCTATGACCCTTTTTGCGAGTGGGCCGAGGATTGGCAGCATTTGCAAGAAAAGAGGTCCACATGCTTCGGATGAATTCGCGCTCCTCCACGGAGACTCCTTCGGTCCAAGGCTTCAACAGTCTCAAAGAGACAGCCTTCGGGCGTATCCCAGCTGCGGAGATCATTCCAGCCGTATCTACAAGGGCCGCTGTGGCTCGCTTCTCTTGCTCATTAGTCGCTCGGTTGATCCAGTCATTCAACCACTCCCATGTCTCATTGAGAACCGGCCCAAGCTTTTTGGTCGCTTCAGAGCTAAGAGTCTCGACAGCGGATGTCAATCCAACTTCGATAAGCTTATTTGTCCACCCTTCCATTTTAGAATTGACTTGGGAATCTTGAACACGAAGGATCTTGCTTTCAAAAGCTCACCCCTGTTTCGAAGCGCAGGGGTGAAGATAGTAGCCTGTCTGAGAGTTATTTTGGTGGTACCAACAGAGCGGAAAACCGGGTAGTCATTTTATCAGAAGCAAAACAAAATTAGGAACCCGAATCGTTTTCGAACTCAACCACCTGACTAACTAGTTCCTCAGAAACTTGCGGGGGCACTGCGTTTCCGATCACGCGGTGCTTGTCACGAATATTCCCGGAAGGTTCTATATCTTGAGGAAGACCCTGCAATACGGCACACTCACGCCACGACAGTCTTCTATTATCATTCCCTCGAAGCTCCCAGTCATCTTTCCCTACTTTTTCCATAGGTTCACCCATTGGATGTAGCGTCACGTGGTGTGCATTTGCGACGATAGTATAACTTAGTTCGTCCCACCCTCTTTTACGGTTGCGTGTGAGGTAATGACCGTGAAACTGGTAGTCAAAGTACTCCCCCTCCGGCCACAGTTCCATGTCGCCGATAGCACTTTCCATCTTTACATATTTTTTCGGCGTTCCAGGTCCATGAGTTGGTTGAGGAAATTGATAGTCCAGGTTAATATCATTTCTTACCCCTACGATAAAGATACGCCGGCGTGCTTGAGGTACACCATACTTTTCTGCGTACATAAGCTTATGTTTTACAGTATACTCTCGGCTTCTAAAACCATCTAGCTGCTTGTCAAAGAACCAACCATCTTCGGCTGACTTCATTCCCCTTACATTTTCGACAAAGAAGTATTTGGGGTTAACTTGATCAAGGGCCCGCAAAAAGTCCTCGTATAGAAAGTTGCCATCATCGTTTTTCAGATCACGGTCGTCCTGGTCCCTCCATCGGCGACGCGCTCCAAGACTGAAACCAGTGCATGGGTAGCAGCCTAGCAAGATGTCTCCATCAGGAAAGTTCTTTATTTCCGTAACGTCTTCTTCGCAAAATTTTACTGAAGGCAGTAACTCGCGGTAGTAGGATGCAGCGTGAGGATCGTTATCGTTAGCCCAGATGATATCGACTCCTGCACGGCTGGCCCCAAGGTCAAACCCACCACATCCAGAAAACATCGATACGGCTGTTGGTCGTTTGTTCATTGCTGAAGCAAGTGGAGACCTCCGTAAATAATGGTTCAAGCGAGTATACTATACGTGTGCCACGATGGCCAACGAAGAAATTCAGAAAACAGGAGCGGTGTACTGAACCGCCTGATTAACGATCTGACGGGCAGCCTGTCCTAAAGCATCATTGACGCCCAAGCCCGCTCGATCTACATTACGAATTATTCTCAGGCGGTCAAACATAATGCTATCTACAATGTCACTCGGCTTATACCACCCCCCATTTGTAGTTCTGTAGCAGTAAGGTACTAAGACCATATTTGTCGAAGGTGCCTTCATTGTCACTCTCTCTCTCCATTTTTGATTGCTCGAAGACCTTTGTTTATCAGTCCATTTTAGTGTACATGCACATTGCCCAAACAGTATGGGTATGCCAGATGCAGAATCTATAGGCACCCATGCAACAATGTCGAGTCCGTCGTCCCCATAGTTGTTAGTATCAAATCTATCGAGATTAGCTGCTGTTTGCTCATTTAGATCATTCGCAAGGGTTTCTATTCTGTTGGGTAGCCCGCCCGTATAGTGATTACTACCTTTGCTATGTTCGAATAAGTGTACATTCGCCCACTCTGGCAAGATGGCAGAAACTGCCTTTGTACTCAGAACCTCAAACTGGGACGTGAGATCAGCTCTTTCCGAACGGGGTAAATACCTTAGATTTGAACATAAAAGAAGGAATATATAAACAGCGCCACAGTCGTTTAAATCAACGTTACAAATTAGGGTATCTCCAGAATTAGTTACTGAGAATGGATAACAATCCCCAAACGCACCTTCTCTGTATTCTAAGTGACGAAACCAGCCTTCTGTGAGTAAGGCAAGATTGTCGTTTTCTTCGGCGGATGTTTCACGATCAACTGGGTGGTCTATAGTGTCGAACGAGCCAAGGTCACTCGATCTCTTCATTCTACTTATAAGCTCGGACCTGGAGTATTCATGGTCCGCATCCGCCATAGACATTATCTCTATATAGTCAGCCCAGAGATAATCCAGATTTCTGGGTTTTGGGAATCCCTGAAGTTCCTGAAATGCCATAATGCGGGTGTGGGGAACGGAAGTGAATCGAGAATTCAGAAGAACGCACTTCATTCAATACCCCGTTCCATAATTGAGTCTTCAGTTGAGGATTTCATAGTTTTAGCGAGCTTCATTATCTCAAGAAGTGTTTCCGCATCAGGTTGGGTCGGGTCCGCAAGGTGTAACTGATCACGCGCTGATTTTAAGCTATCCAGAGCTTTGTCAATTTGGTTTTGGAATATCTCAGTCGGTGCACCAGTCAGATTATGTGCCTCCTCCAAGGCCTTGCCACTTCGGAAGGCCTCCAGAGCATCTTCCTCACCCACGACATCTGCTAAAACACTTATATTTCTGGAGTCGCCGAGCCGAGTCTGATTCTCAGTGTTCTTCTCAAACATCCACCTTACAAGCTCTTCAAGGTGATCCTCCACCAGTCCTTCCAATTCTGGGTCTCTGCCACTTTCCAAACCAAGGAAGGTGGCTATCTTTGTATAACTTAGTGCGGTAGTTATTACAGTAAAGTCTATGTTTTCGGGGTCTAAGTTTTCTACATGGAAAAATTCCTCCCTTGCCACAATTTCGTATAACTCCAAACCAGTTAATAGTCTCTCAACATAGTCACGGCGACTGCCGATACGTTTTGCAAGTGTCCGGTACTGTTCTACCTCCTCGAGGTCGTTGAACTTTTCTTTTAGGCTACTAAGGTACTTCGACTTGGATAATGTAGACCATTCTTGAATACCAGTTATATGCCGGTATCCTAAGTAGTTAAGTATTTCCTTGCGTTTTTCGTACTGTATTGTCGGTATTTTATCAGGTCGATGCGTTGCCTCCGATGCTGTTTCGTTCACTGAGCGGGTCTTAACCTCAGCAAGACCCGGATCATTCAGCAACAAAACTGCTCCTAGTCGCCGGTTTCCCTCTACGACATCAAAAGTTCGAGCTTCATCTATGGGGGGGCGCTCCCCATTTGTTTTTGATGGAGCAACCAGCATTGGCTCACCGGGAAAGTAGCCCTCCTCGCCGATTGAGCCCATGAGTTCGACAAGCGTAGACTCTCTAATCATCCACTGGATAACCTCTTCCCTCGAAGTGCCATCAACACTAGGAGGTAAGCGAGGATTTTCTGGATCGAAGCGTATTCTGTCGATGGAGAGGTACTTCACAGACTTCGATTCAGGATGGGATTCTTCGTCTGGCGCCGCTTTTGTTTCAGTCATTTTCCTAAGTGGAAAATTGTGGAGAGCTCAGTAACCAGTTAACTCCAGCCTCGACTCTTGATTCATCACTGGATGTAAAGCGTCGATAGAGAGTCGAAGGCTACGTCAAAAACCGATTTCTCGCAGTTCTTCACTACGGTAGTAAAAGTCGTCCGTACAACTGGAAATGTTGCGCGAGCGACACTGTGGCCTCTCTTAGAACCTCTGCTTACACACCAAGACCACTCATGTACTTTCACGCATACTGATCGAGATGCCACCCGGCAGGCTTTCACACGCCTCCCCATCCCCATCCCCATCCCCGTCCAGTCCATGCGGGTCGCCGGGCTGGTGCCGCTCGAAGAACCGCTGCGCCTCCGGCTGCGTCGAGAAGTCGCTGCAATCCCGGTCTTGCGTTGAAGTCTCCTCAGGCCCCGACGTCCGGTCCCGCCACTCCCACGGCGGCACAGGGCTCGCCTGGGACCACAGGCCCCGGCCAGCGTTGCGGGCCTGCCGCTCGAGACGGGTGTACTCGGTCGCGTTCGGGGCGTACTCGTCGTAGTGCCACGCCAGGCCGTCTTTGATCAGCATCGCTCCAAGGTCGCCCCCTCCCATCTCAATCCGGGCCACCGCCCGCCCGTAGCGGCCCATCTCCTCCACAGAGACGCGAACGGTCGACCCGCCGGCCAGCTGGCGCGCTCGGCTCGTGGCGTCGCTCCCATACGGCTGAGAGGACTCTGGCGCGTCAGTGCCCCAGAGGCGCACGGTGAACGTCTGGCCCTCCGATACGCGGACATCGTAGGTGTCCCCGTCGGTCACGCTTTGGACGCGGGCCGTGTACGTCTGGCCGGGCTGTTGGGCGACGCTCGACAGGGGAAGGGCAAGAGCAAGGGCGACGGCCGTCAGAAGTTGTCGGAAGCTATGCACGAGTCTTTGGGGGGCGAGTTCGCTGGGCGTGGCAAGTTCGAGAGCGGTCATCCGAATCCGAAGCCTGTGTCCGGCTCTGCGCTGTCCCCTGCATCGGTACAGGCCGGGCAGCAGTGCCCCTCCCCGGACCCGAGGGACCAGCCCCGTCGCTCCGTCATCACGTATTCGGCCGCCTCGCCTGCCGTGGATGTGGCAAGGTATGAGGGCACGTCTTGGACGTCTTCGTGGGCAACTGTGACGGCCGCTTCGCACCCCGCGCACTCATACTCGTAGGGAAAGCGTTGCTCATCAAACATCGGATCGAAGGAGGTTTGACGTGGGGAGGCGCCGAAAGGGCGCCCCAGCCCGAGTCTCAGTCTACGTCGGGGCTCGGGGCTATGCATTTGGTGAGTCGCTATCGCCGGTCTGTCCGCTCGCGTTCCTCAGCGCCGTCGCGCAGGTCTCTAGCTTCTCGGCCACCTTCCGGACCTGAACGGCCGGGCGCTCCAGCTCCGCCTCGTCGATGTCGATGATCTCCGGCAGTTCTTGCTTCTGCAGCTGCAGTTGAGTTGCGGCGAGCGTCCCGTCACAGTCGTCCAGCATGGACCGAATCGCCTCGATCGCCTCCGACAGGGGCACCCGGGCGGCCCCGTCGCCGCCGGCCTGGTCTCGCAGGTCTTCTGGGTCGAAGTCCGTCATGGGAGTGTGTGCTGGTGTATGGGTTTGGTAGCCACACTTTACTCCTCTGGCTGGTGGACAGCATCCCCAGCGGCAGCCAAGCATCCACCTATGAATGAAGGAAGCACCAACAAAAAGACGTTTCGCATAGCAGTTAGGTACTATTGGGTCATACAAACACCCGCCTGGGTTATGGGGTCACTCACACGGCCGGCGCTTGCTGGCATAGTTCACTGCCCCGATCTGGACGTATCCGCCTGCGGTTCGGGAACTCCTTGTTCGATTCGCTGCTCGTTTTTAAGCGAGCGGTCTTCAGCCTCATCCGCCAAGTTTAGTGCGTACCCGAAAAGTGAAACAATGGCTAACAAAATGGTGGTGCCGAGCGCAATGAAAACGGCTCGGTTCGTACTCTGCTTGTCAGAAAGGGTATCTACTTTCGAGACAACTTTGGAGGTCATTTTTTCAACTTCTGTTTTTTCTTTCTCCATCTTCGCTTCCGCACGGGCTACCCTTTCTTCGACCCACTTCTCTGTATTGTCCGGGGCATCGCTCATTTCGGGGTCGGGGTCTGTCGGATCAGATGAAAAATCAAAGCTCTCTTCAGATGCACCACTACGGATTGATAACGGACCCTCGCCATTTCCTCCCGATCCGTTGTCCGGAATAAGAATTTCAGTCATTCTACCGTGGGAATCGTGATCGGTTCAGCAGACTACTCCTGACTGATAATGGCACGAACATTATCAAGAAATGCCTCAGGGTCCTCATACTGCTCGCCAATAGCGATCAGAAAATGCAGGGACCGCGCAGCAGCATCATCGAACTCAATATCGCAGTTTATGATTTCATTTCCTACCAATTGAAGATGGCCGCCGCCGTACACCAGTGTGCAATTTTCAAACCGGCATTCTTCAAATTCTTTGTTGTCAAGAACTATGGTTTCATTTTCAAATGTCTTTTCATGATGACTTTCGAGTTTCATGTTATCTATTTATTTTTTTATTTTTACCTAGTATTTATCGGTTTAATTCAGGGGCTCCCCGTGTTCCTCACCCACACAACCGGCGCTCGTAGACCCGAATGATCTACCCTACTCTCGGGTGCATCTCATCTTCGGCGTTGATCACGTCCCCACAGTGGGGGCAATGAGCAGTATCGGAGGGGAATTCCTTCTCCCCATCGCGCTTACAGGTCCGTTTTGATTGAGCATCACGGGCCATTGCTTGTGGGGACTGGTTTTCAGACCCTCCGCTGTCTCCGTCTCCGGCTGCAATCAACGCGATCAGTCCAATCAGGGGGCTCAGGAGAAGCGACAGAAGCCCCCACGTGACCGGGCTACGATCCCGCTCACTGGCAACCCACCCGACAACGCCCGCAAACACGAGCCACATCACGAATATGCCGACCATAGCACTCTCAAATCTTGAGGTTTATATGAGGATTCGCCCGAGTGTATTGGCCACCCGACGTTTTCTGACTGGCACTACTCCGAAAGAGGACTCATGTCTCCGATCTTTGTCATGCCGTCTGTGTCCACCTCCATCGCCACGCGAATCTGAAGCTGTCCTGACGAAGCAGTCCCTTGCTCAAGGGACGTGTTCACCTGCTCTGGAGACAGGACATAGAGCCCACCGGTGGCCGCATCAACGATGAGCCCAGGGAGGCCACCGAATAGTAGGTTCCCCGCAACCCACCCGCTCGTGGACTTTCTGAGCTGCACGCTTTCAGTTTCATAGCCGTCCAGACTGATCTCCATCGTGTAGGATCGGTCGGAGTCAAGGGACAGCGTGGTTGGCGTCTCGCCACGGTCCATGCCATTGATCTCGATTTCGGCCTCCGAAGGATCAGAACTGACCGCAACATCGGTGGTCGTTCCAGTGATTATTGTCGCGCATCCAGCAACTGCGAGTGCCAGAACAAGAACTCCAACCAGAGAGGACTGGTTTTTCATGAGGCAATGTTTGGACTGAAAGTGATAAAATGTCGGCCTCGGTGCTGCGGTTGGGGCAGGTGGGCATGGAAAGGAGGGTTGGGGGCAGAACGCTATCGCTTTGGCAGCCACGCCAGCCCGCCGCCTCGAGGACGCAGGCGCTATAGATCTCGTCCGCAGTGTTTGCAGACGCTCGCCTCGGCGCTGCAGGTGGGGCCGGTGGGCATGGGAGTTATTGCAGTTCGTAAGACTTTAGGAAATCGGTTGAGCCCCCAAAATCAGTCTCGAAATGGCGCTTCACGATTCCGACGTCGGGCTCAAACCAGAATTCGCGGAGCGCCGTCAACTCTCCCGTGTCAGCATCTTCTTGGGTGACACGGTACTTTAGGACGTTCTCAAACGTCCCGGCCGGCGTTTCAACAGTCATATTCTCTTCCTCCAACCGACCGCGCCAAACGACGCTCTGAGACTTGCTAATGACATAGGAAGAGTCAGTAAGGGTCCCTTCGTCGTCATCCGGGTATAAAAAGTAGAACTGAAGGTCACCATCTCTAAATACTTTCCTCAGTCCTGTGTCGTCGTATCTGTAGATTTCGGGATCTTCGAAATCAAATCTGCTATCTGTCTCTGTGCCTAGAGTATACTTAGTCCCGTTGATTGTCGTGTCCTTCTCCAAGACTAGGGTCTCGGTTTCTTCATCGCTGGTGGAGTATGTCCACTCATTGCCGATGGTGAGCGGCAAAAGCTGAGTCTCGACCAGCTGCGGTTCATCTGGCTCATCGTCTGGATTGCTGCCGGAGGAGTCACAGCCGGCCAGTAGCATTGACAGTGCTAAAAGCAGGCAAGAGAGGCGATACATGGGATTTAAAAGTGATTGGTGTCACACGAGCACCCGCCCGAGAATCCTGGGCTGACCGCCCCCAAGGGAATTGGTCACAGGTGTTGTTGGACTCGAACGACCTGGCCAAGCACATCCCAGCCCTCTATGTGGCCATCATCGTCAGCTCTTATCTCGTTCTCCGGCACTCGGCTATTGTCCCCCTCCAGGCGGGCAGCCGTTTCCGTCTCCCAGAACAGGCGTTTTACGATTACGCCTGATGCAGGATTTCGGAGAACATAGATGCTCCCATCTTTCAATGCTCCCCCGTTGTGACGGACTACAAGAATCCGGTCTCCAGGTGTCAGGGTCGGCTTCATTGAAATACCCTGAACTGTCAGCACAGCCAAATCATCGGGGTCAGCGCCTATTTCACGTCGTAGCTGTTCCCGGTCGTAACTGATGTATTCCTGGACCTCTTCCTTCAACGTAGGCCCACCAGTTCCCGCACTGGCCTGAATTGAGAGAAGAGGAATTTGCACTAAACGGTCTGGCTTTTTCTCTAGCGCACCCTTTTTCAGCTTCCCAAGATCATGTAGCTCATTCACCTCCACTAGTTTCCCTTCTTCAGGCTGTCTTTTCTCGGACTCATCTATGTGCTCAGGAAGATCGTAAACGCCTTTCGTCACACGTACCAACTCACCGTCACCTGCCAGTTCACTCAGCTTATTACCTAGCTGAGACCTTGACATATCTGTCTCAGCCAATACCTGGCCCGTAGTCACCCTTTCTCCAGTCTGCTCCCTGAGCTGTTTGACGATATCAAGGGCTTGCTGCTTACGGTTCTTCGACTTATCGACTCTGACCGTTTTCATATTTCACACTTGCTTTACTGTGACAATCACTGAAAACGGAACTGAAGTCACTGATTTTCAGTCCAACTTATCGCATTGACTTGACACGGCATTCCAACATAGACAAAAGGCCGCCCGATGCCAAGAGCTGTTGATCCACGATTTGGGCGCAAGATGCGCTCGATCCGCCAGATGCGAGGCATGACGCAGGTAGAGATTGCGGAGAAGGCCGATGTGGGGCACACCTACATCTCCCGCATCGAGAATGGGCACGCCCCGCCGCCATCGACGGAAACGATTGTGCGGGTTGCTGACGCCCTCGACGCCGATGCAGACGAGCTTCTGGCATTGGCCGGAAAGGTTGCGCCGGATGTAGAGCAGATGCTAATCGAGAGCCCATCTCTGATGGATGTGGTTCGAGAGGAGGCCAACGCCGTCCCCGCGTAGCCCCTCACCGGTTTCCGCAAAGCTGGTTGCACCGCTCCGGTCGAATCTTCTACCTGCTGCCCCCGCTCCGATGCAAAAGTCTCAGCTCGCCCGCACGATGAACCGCGCAATGGCCCGAGGCCGGGTCACTGCCAAAGATCTCGCTCCTGTGATCGGCTGCACGCCGGACCACATCCGGGCCGTGGCCCGCGGAGATCGTCACCTCCCCCACCCGAAGGCCGAGCGCATCTCGTCTTGGATGGCTGATGAGCGGGACATACTAGACCAGGTCGATGGCATGACCGGGCGCAGCGGGGCGACGCACTGGCACCCTGACGAGATCGAGAACGACGACTGCCTTCGGTCGGAGATCTACGACGCCCGCAACCATTTCGCGGCGGCCGACAGCTTACTCAAGGCCGGAGACAGGGAGGCGGCGGCCGAGCAGGCCCGGAAGGGCATTCAGAAGGCGAAGGCCGGCCTCGCCGACATCAAATGCCCAGCCGACTAGCGCCCCGCAGACGCTCAAGAATAATCTTATTCAGCCTCCCCTACACTATGCCCAGCGACACGGAGCAGGACATACTGGAAGAGATCCAGGCCCAGCGAGAGGAGCTGCGTGCTCTTAGGCAAGAGGTGCGGTCGCTCAAGCGTGGGCGCGACCTCGTGCCCCTGGCCGACTTGGCCGAGGAGCTCGGCGTGGCCCGCTCGACGATCTACCGACGCCTTGAGGAGAACGGCATCCCGATCCGGACGGCCGGTGGGGCGCCGAAGGAGGAGGGCGACCGGTCGGCGGCGTACGTCTCGCGGTCGGAGTGGGAGGGAGGCAAGGAGCTCCACACGCGGACGGTTCGCGAGGAGGATGGGCAGTACAGCCGCCCGAAGCAATGACCAGACGAATAGCACGCAGATAGTGCCCGCATCTTGCGGGTCACAGGGCGCCGCGGGTCGCCCACATTACCCACCCGCAGTTGGCCGCGTGGCGAGAGCCCGTGCGGCCTACTAGACGTACTTCTCTCTTTTCACAGATACGCGCTCTGTGGAAGGAGGTGTCAAGGAGCCGCCCCGGGCCTCGGAAAGGACCCGGGGCACTCGGCCACGTAACTCAGATGGACAGAGTCACGCAACGCGCGAGCCGTGGGTTCGAATCCCGCCGTGGCCACGACACTCGCACGCACCGACAGGTGCACACACTCTCACACGACCAGGCCGGGCTCGTAGCGAGAGCTACACAAAAAGCCCCGCCGCTGCTACGGCGAGGCCTGATCATAACCCCTTGAGATCATGACACCATCCATACGCCAAGATGGGGAGGCCGTTTCGCCGCGGACCTCACCTACGATGACGCCACCGACGAAAGACCAGCTCACCCTCGTGTCCAGCCAAAAGCGCTCGCCAGGCTTCCGGCTGATTTACGACACCCAGCCCCCGCTCGGGGGCGGAAGCGCGGAGATTGCGTTCATCGTCGAGAAGCCGCGCAGCGCCTACCGCTACAACATCTGGACGGCCCGCGGGCACCGAGAGGGTGTGAGCTTAGAGACCTTTCAGTCCGTCTACAAACCGGGCTCTCAGCCCATCAGCGTGCCGAAGTCGCTTCAGAAAGACGTGCTGACCACCTGGGAGCGCGGTGGCGACATCAGCGCAGTCCTCGCTCAGAGCCCGCTTACCTCAGCCTTTCCCACGTCTCGGCTGACGGCCGGGAAGGGCCGACAGTAATGGGACACCCTGCCTACAACCTACTGCCCGACGCGACGCCGGATGCGACGGCGGCACCCGCCGACACGGAGGACATCTTCGTCATCCACTCCAGCCTCACGACCGAGCTGCACCAGGAGAGGGCTCTCAATGTCTACGAAGCCTTTGGCCGGTGGACGCGCCACCACGGCCTGACGGGCCGGGTGCTGTGCGGGACGCTTCTTGAGCAGCCGTTTCGGCACCTGTCGGTCGGGCTGGAGGTCAACGCCACGCCCTCGGGTGAGCTGCACGAGGTGTACGTGGTCCGTGAACGGGTACTTGAGCGCCGTCTCGCCGGTGGAGGTGATCAATCATGAGACCTGACCGCTCAGAGGAGGAACTGGACTTACTTCAGCAGGAAGCAAACCGAGCCAAAGTCCGAGAGCTAGAAGATGCTCTCGAAGACTCTGACCCCCCAAGTTATCAAGACCTGGAGCAGGAGGTGGAGCGGTTGCGAGGGCTGCTTAACAGCTTTCTCGACGCGCAGACGCGCCTCCGCACCGTCGACGAAGATGATAGCGAGGCCTGGGCAAATGCGCTAGACCGCATGATCAACCTCCGCAAAGAAGCTGACAACATCCTAGACCGCGGAGGTGGTGGCGATGGCTAAGACCCTCTTCCTCATCCTCCTCAGCCTGCTGATGGCCGTCTGGAGCCTCACAGCGACGACTGCCAGCCTACGCAGTGCCCCCGAGCTCACGGGGCTGGACCTGATCGACACTGAAGGCACGGCCTACAGGCACCCGATGCAGCCCGACCCCAGCGAGATCAGCACCGAGGACGTCACCCTCATCCACGTGGACCAGACCCGCTACAACTGAGCAACCCTGACGATGGGCTCACAGCCCGAAACGTCGCGAGACAATAGGCCCCGGCAGGCCGCGCGGCGTCGGTTGCTTCACTCTCGATCATAGACACGCACCTGCGACATGAGTGATTCCGACGAAGCCCTACAGAAGGCCAGTTCCCAAAAGGCCAGCCCCCAAGGTGACGGCGCGATCGCCGAGGCCTCCTTCCGAGCCGCCCCGATCGCCCAGCTCGAAGGCCAGGTCAACGACATTCAGGAAGTCATGAGTGGCCTGATGCAAGAGGGCACCCACTACGACGACATCACCGGTGACGGCCGCAACAGTCTCCTTCAGCCCGGCGCAGAGAAGCTCTGCTTCGCTTTCAAGTTCGCCCCGTCCTTCGACGTCGAGCGCCGCGACTACGCCCCGGAGGAGGTGCCCAATGCCGATCAGCCGGTCGAGGGACACCGAGAGTATTTCGTCAACTGCGAGCTCACCCACCGCCCCAGCGGGCAGTACGTCGGCAGCGGCCGCGGGTCCTGCTCGACCCTGGAGAGCAAGTATCGCTATCGGAAAGTCGAGGAAGAGACTGACGTGCCGATCCCGGGCGACTTCTGGGACTCCTACGACAAGGACCAGGGCGAAAACATGGGGGACGCGGACTTTACGCTTCTGGAGGATGAGCTCGTGAACAATGGCATTTCGATTCCGGAGGATGGGGAGGCTGGCGTCACGAAAAACGACGATGGCGACTGGCGAATCACGGTCAAGGTGGAGGGGGAAAATCCCGACATCGCTGATCTCTACAACACGGTGCTGAAGATGGCCGAGAAGCGGGCCCTCGTCAACGCCGTGAAGCGGTCGACAGCCGCCTCCGACATCTTCACGCAGGACACCGAAGACCTACAGCACCTCGACGGGTCCGATGTGCAGGGCCAGCGCAAGCGTCAGCCCTCATCCTCGGGAAAAGGACAAAGGGGACCGACCAGTCGCCCGGCCAACCACACATCTCAGAACGGATCGACGACTGGACAGCCGGAGGGCACGTCCACTAAGCCCAGGACCAAAAGCTGGGCGCACCCGGACGGAGACCGGTCTTTCAAAGTGTCCGCTAAGGCCGCCGGCCGGCTCGACACGATCCACGACGGGCTCTCTGAGCTCGACGGTGACGATCTGGCCAGCGCCATTGATCAGTACCGAGGCGTCGACTGGCCTGGGCGGGAGATGGATGTGCTCCTTGAGCTCTTGAACCACCACCAGAAGCGCCTCAAGAGCGAGCAACCCCAGGACCCCGCAGCCAAGGAGGCAGCCGATGGTGTGAAGACGGCCTCTGAGGACGCCAACGATCCTGAGTTCGAGGATGACGACGACCTACCCTTCTAACGGACCGCGCTTTGCAGATGCCCACAACAACCCAAGACCCCGATGTGCGCCGCCTCGCTCGCGATGCCGTGCGGCAGGCTGAGGGTACCTCCGGCTGGACCGCATACGAAGCGGCCAAGGGCTATGCCCGACGGACTCATCCGGAGCTCTTTAGCTGCCAGCACGACGCCATCATCGACGCGATCAAGACCCGACTTGAGATATGACCAGCGAAACGCGAAGAGCCGTCCGCTCCGACGCAAGCCTCCCCCCCGCTGCTCGCCTCCTCTTCGAGCAGATTTGGGAGATGCACCACGCCAGCGAGGACGGGTGCTATGCCGAAGATGAGTACCTGTCCGGTCAAATCGGAGCGGCTGCCTCTTCAGTCCGCCGGTACCGGAAGCAGCTCAGGGAGGCTGGATACATCACTGAGCAGAAAAGTGGGGGGCGCCGCCGATTAGTACCGACCGAAGTGATCAGTACTGATCAAGATGATCAATCTTGCACGGCCAATACTGATCAGAGTGATCAGAACTGCACAGAAGATGATCAATCCTGCACAGACGGAGTGATCAGTTCTGATCAGCACATAAGTAGTTCTAATCCCGAGGGTGCTAGCAGCCGCGCGCACGAAGGGGCTGATCGCTGGGCTTTTCTCCCGAGCTACCGCCTGCGGTACCTTCCGGAGATCAAGCAGGAGGCAGGGCCGCCTGGGGAGACCACCGATGTGCTCAACGTCGCTCGCCGGTATCTGGGGGAGAAGGAAGATGACCTTGCCAGTGTCGTCGACTTCCACCAGGAGAAGCGACCCGATGACGAGCTGGTCGCCGCCTACGTAATCGCCGGGCGAGAAGCAGACTCCCCGCTGGAATACGCCGACAAGATCATCCGAGAGGGCTGGAAGGAAGGCCGTAGCGGCGACGGCGCTCCGGCCGGCGGGAAGAGCCACATTCAGCAACACGGCGACGACCTCGTGGTCCACTTCGGCGACCTGTAGCCCGAGCTCGACTCTCACCCTCACTCCGACTCCTTGATGAGCACGCAAAACGGAACACATTCTGAGGGTAAGCCCGCGGAGGCGCCACTCCACACCGCGCACGACCTGGAGCAGGTCGTCCTCGGCGCCGCCATGATCGACGAAGAGGCGTGCGCGGCGGTTGTCGACCTCTGCGAGCCGGCCTTCTTTGCCGACCGGTCGAGGCGTCACCGCGAGATCTTCGAGGCGATCGCCGGCCTTTTCGGCAAGGACGGGGAGGCCCCGCTTCCGGCCGTCCAGCAGCGCCTGGGCGCTGACGGCGTGGAGGTGAAGCCAACGTACCTCACCGACCTCACCGCCGAGGTCGGCGCGACGACTGGCATCGGGCGCTATGCTCGCATCCTGCAGGAGAAATGCATGGCACGGCAGGGCCGGCGGGTCTTGGAGAAGGCAAAGGGCCACCTTGACGACGGCGGGGACGTCTTCGAGACGCTGGGCGGGGTCGTCGACCGGCTCACAAAAATCTCCATGACCGAGTCCGACCAAACGCACATCAAGCACGGGGCCCAGGAGGCCCTCTCTAGCCTGAAGGAGTGGGAGGAGGGCGAGGTGACCGGCCTCGTGCCGACGGGTTTTCCGGGGCTGGACGACATCTGCGACGGGTACCCGGTCGGAGAGCTGACCACCTTCGCCGCCCACACCGGCGCCGGGAAGACGTCCTTCATCGTCCAGACGATCGCCACCCTGGCCCGGGCCTGGCAGGATCAAGAGAAGGCGCTCCTCATCTTCTCCGCGGAGATGGACAAGGAGCAAATCGCCCAAAAGGCCGCCTCACAGATCGCCGAGGTGAACCTTCGAGAGCTCCGCCGGGGCACAGCTCCGGATGAGGACTACGACGCGATGGAGGAGGCGCTTGGCCTTCTCAGCCGGCTGACGCTCCACGTCGACGACACCGCTTCCCCAAGCATGCAGCACATCCGGGCCCGGTGCCAGCGCATCGCCGCGCAGACCGACAGGTCAGGGGAGCTCGCATTCGTCGCTCTCGACTACGACGAGAAGGTGCAGGGTCAGGGCGAGACGGAGGAGCAGCGCGTCGCCTCGATCGCCACCGGCTCGAAGGCGATGGCAAAGCGGCTGGATGTGGCCTGGATCAACCTCTCGCAGTACAAGCGGATGTCCGACCCGATGGGGACCCCAAGCGACAGCTGGCTCCGCTACTCCGGGAAGAAGGAGCAGGAGTCCGCGCTCATCCTGCACTGGTACTGGCCGGGGTACTGGGTGCAGAACAAGGGCAACGGCGCCGACACGGTGCCGGACTACGACGCAAATGAGCCGGGAAAGGGCTGGATGTACGCGACCAAGAACCGGATCACCGGCGGTACCGGCGCGGCTCGTCTCTACTTCCGGCCGGAGCAGACGCGCTTCATCGACCCGAAAGACCCGGGGAATGAGCCGCAGCCGCACGACAGGCAGCCACATGACCGCACCCAAGACTCGCCCTTCTAGCCTATGCCTGATACCGTCCCACGACCGGACTTATCGGACGCCAGCCAGAAAGATCGGGCCCTCTGGCACATGAAAGAGGTCGGCGAGCTCGACCGGAAGGTAGCTCTGGATGAGTACGGCATCGGGCGCTTGGCGGCCCGCATCCGTGACCTTCGAGATCAGGGCTACCGGATCGACAGCCGCAAGGACAACGACGGGATCGCGCACTACTCCCTGGTGGATGAACCAGGTGGGCGCAGCGAGCCCGGCGAGGCGCAGTCTTCTGATCAGTCCAGAGGCGCCACAGACGTCCAGACCGCCGAGGACCTCTGGCGGGCCCTGCCGGAAGGCTCCCTCGCGAGAGACTACGTGGCCCTTCTGGCCCGTTGCGCGAAGGGCGACCAGACGGTCGGGATGCTCGAGGAGGCCGTCGAGCCGGAGGGCGTGAGCGACTGGGAAGCGGCTGCGCTTGTCGGCCGGGACGTGACGGTGCAGGCCATCACCGACTGCCGGGAGAAGCTCTGCCGGGCGTCGCCGCTGGTGAAAAAGAACGGGTACCGGAAAGGATCAGCCACCTACGCGCTCCACGATTCACTGACTGACCCACTGTAGACCTCACTACCGATGAGCAGAACCACTTTGACTGAAGGCCAGACTGAAAAGATCGAGGCGCTCGCCTGCCTCGTCCGCGAACTGCGGGCGATCCGCGGGTGGAGCGTACAGGATCTGGCCGAGCGCGCCGACGTCTCTCCTCAAACAATCTATAAAATCGAGGGCGGGGGCATGACCCGCCCAGGCGTCACCACCCTTTCGAAGGTCGCCGCGGCATTTGACGCCACGGCGGCCGACCTCCTGGATGAGGTGGGGCTTTGAGCCCCGCTCGTCCGTCCCGATCATCTTCTCGACCACTAAGATCCCTGACCTAATGTCCACATCTGAAGAAAACCACGATTGGCCCATTCGAGGCCGCTTTCGCAAGAAATACCAGCCCTACGCTGTCCGCATCTGCGAAGAGACGCTCGGGGAGATTGCAGAGTATGAGGACTGCAAGGTGGTCACAGATTATGAGACCGAAGAAGTGCGGATCAAAGTTCAAACGAGTGAGGGCACGCTCAGAGCACTATGGGGTGACTGGATTGCCGAGGACTCGCAAGACGAGCACTACCCGGTGTCTCACGACGAATTTCGCCGCATCTACGAGCCAATTGAGTAGCCATGCCTGACCTCAACCCTGCCTGCGACACCGATCCCTTCCCCGACTGGCCCTTCGGCGCGGCCTCCGACCGGCGCGTGATCGCCCGGGACGAGTGGGTGCGCGTGCCCTTGAGCGTCGAGGAGTGCCCGTACTGCGGGTTCATGCTCAGCGCTCGGACACAGCGCGTTCTGACCGTCGACACCGAGTGGGGCAACTACAGCCGCATCGAGTCCATCAAGCTGCGGTGCCGCACAGTGCTGGACAAGGATCTCTCCGAGCACCTCGAGACGCACAGCCACCAGCCCTACACGAAGTGGCCTCCAGTTGAAAAGAAGGTTCGAGAGTGGATGCAGAAGACCTACCAGGCGCCACCGGACCGGCACACCGTTGCCGGGGCTGCGATGGAGCACGCTTTTTTTCAATGAGCGGACTGATTAGCAATGACTGACCTCCCAACAAAGACGATTCGAGTCCTACACGACGACGGCAGCGTCTGGCACCTCTCCGGAAAGGCCGTCGCCTGGTTCCGAGCGGACCGCCTGGTGGGCCAGTCCTCCACTGCCGGAGAGAAAATGGACACGACCGTGGAGGAGGAGATGCGGCGGGCCTTGAACGACGACGACATCTTGCTGAAGTGGACGCGGCAAGAGCTCTCTTGGGGCGACCTGAGGGAGCACGCCACACTTGTAGCTGAGGAACGGCCCCCGCGTCAGATGTCGACTGCTACCTGTGCCGTCATCACCGATGAACAAACCAACGCCCACTATGAGTGAAGACCCGTCTTCCTACGACACCGCCAACGAGACCATGAGCCTCGATGAATACAAAGACGCCGCCCGCGGCCAGCAGACCGAGGAGGAGATTCACCGCAGCGTGATCCAGTGGGCAGGCGCCCAGCAAGGTGCTCGGCCGGCGCTCCGCCTGCTCTTCCATCCGCCCAACGGCGGAAAGATGCCGAAGGGCGCGGCTGGCAAGATGGTAGGCCTCGGCATGCGTCAGGGTGTGCCCGACTTGCTTCTGCCTGTGCCCGGGCCTGCTCCGGACGTGGACGGGATGCACACCGGCCTCGCCCTCGAGCTCAAAAGCCCGCGGGGACGCCTCCGACCTAAACAGGCCTGGTGGCTCGCCCGTCTTGAGTCGGAGGGCTGGGCGATCGGGGTGGCGTGGACCTTCGGTGAGGCGCGGACCATCATCACTGGCTACCTCGATGGCGAGTACGACGGGCAAACCCTTGACCTGACAAGCGCCGAGCCGCCCCGGCACGCCGAGCGGCACGACTGACCTAACGACTTTCGCCCCCACGACCTTCGACCTCACGACCTTTCGAGACGAAACGCCCTCACCATGACAAAGAAACTGCACGTCGAAGAAATGAGCGCCGATGAGCTTGAGCGGCGCGTCGCGATGGCCGTCCGCGAAGAGACGAGCGAGCTTCGCTCGGAGGTGGAGGCCTTGCGCGCAGAGCTGCGGGAGCAGCGTCGCGTCATCACCCATCAAGAGGCGCCTCGCTTCTTCAACGACCGTGTGAGCCCGCGCCGCGTGAAGGAGTACATCAAGGGTAAAAACCTCCCTGCCGATGCGCCCGGGCCTCTGCCGGCCACCAAGCGGGGAAACCTCTACTTCATCAAGCTGGAGGACCTGTATGATTGGCAGGTCGGGGAGCTGCCTGGTCAGTCGTCTTGATTCAGTTGTCTTGGCGAAGGCTGACCTGCTCCATCGCCTCGTCGCTGGTGGAGTAGTCGAAGCCGTCGAGGTAGGTCTGTGTGATCCGGACATTGGCGTGCCCAAGGATGTCCCGGATCGTGTAGATGTCGTACCCGAGCTCTTCGTAGAGGTAGGCGGCGAGGCTGTGCCGGGCGATGTGGGTCGTGACTGTCTTGTCGATGCCGGCAGCCGCGGCCATCTCTTTCAGGTACTTGTTCATCAGCGATGTCCGGGCGCCGATGGCCTTCTTCTGCTTCTCTTCGGTCGACAGGTCGTATCCATCCAGGATCGGAAAGACGCGCTGGTCGGGATCTTTCTCCTGAAAGTCGTAGTCCTCCAGAATGCTGATGGCCTCATCGACCAGAAGCACGCCGGCAGACTGGCGGGTCTTCTTCATGCGGTACCGGCACCGCCACCGGCCGTCCTCGTCTTGGCGCAGGTGCTTCCGCCTCAGGAGGCAAATGTCCGAGACCCGCATCCCGCCGGCATAGAACATGAAGAGAAACCACTGCTGCACGTCTTTCTTCCGGCCGCTGAGCTGCAGGTCCTCCAGCCGACGGATCTCATCGGTAGTCAGCTTCTCTTTGTTTGACTGCTCTTTCCGGAGGGTGACCGCGTCCCACGGGTCGGGAGCGCCTTTTTCGATGTGCCCTTCCTTCCGGGCGCGGTTCCAGAGGGTATGAAGCGAGCCAAGCTTCTTGTGGATCGTATTTGGCTTGTTGCCCTTCTCTTCAGTCAGCCAGGTCTTCATCTCAGAGATGATCGCCCCATCTACGCTCGTGATCGGAACGTCGGCCGTGGCGTGCTCTGCCTCCAGAAACTCCTCCAGGTGGCGAACGGCCGTACGGTAGGCAGCGGCGGTGTTGGCCTGGCCGCGGCGCCGGTACTCCCGCACCTTATCGCGGCAGTACGCGACAAACCCGCGCTCCGGCTCCTCTTCGTCTTGAAGAGCGCGTTTGATGGCTACCGGGGACAGGTCCCCATCCTCAGCTCTCCGCCGGTTGATTTCCCTTCGAGCCTCACTCAGCCGCGTGCGGAGCAGCTCATTGAGCTGAGAGAAGTCCGGATGCGAGCGCCGAACCTCTTTCTTCTCCGCGTTCCAGTGAGTAGGCTGCACGCGAAGGGACAGGCTCATCATTGCCCGGCTGCCCTGGTGCCGCACGACCAGATACAGAGGGACCCCTTCACCGGTCTCTTTCGCGCTGCGGGCAAGAATGGAGGCGGTTGCCATTGGCAAATCTGCGGTCCGTCACCGGGAAATGAGAGGTGACGGATAAGGTGACGGTTTTCCCGCACATGATCAAGGTGTCATTCCCGCATTTTCTTACAGAAGCCTCCCCCGTAAGGGCCTAAAGGCGTTTCGGGGAGCGTTCGACACGGGATCGTGTAAGCCTACTGTAGACCCGGCATCTCCACACCCTACCCCCCTGAATCGCCCTCAAGGCGGTTCAGGGGTATTTTTTTGGCACCACAGCGTGCTTCGTTCTGGAGCCTCGGAACGAGAGCCCTGTGATGCAGGCTGTCCCCTGCGTGGTCGCTGCCCACGTTCCGAGGCCCTTTTTGACGACGCGTGACATCCGAGACGTCGTGCATCTACTCTTCCGCGATGCTGCTTTCGTTTGTCGTGCCTGGTTTTTCGTCGCAAGCGCCCGTCCAACTCTTACCGAAGAGGAGGCCGCGGAATAGGCCCTCCGGGAAGGTCCTCAAGACGTTGCAAACCCGATGCCCCCCTCCTCTTCACTTTTGTCCCCAAGCCGGTCGAGGAGCTGATGCCCTTTCATCGTGAGGACGGGGACGTCGTCCCCCCAATCCCTACGGGCGTCTTACTGCGCAGGCCCGTCGTCCGCAGATTCCTCCCCAGACGCCTCCTTCTCATGGCGTTCGAACGCCTGGGCGACCCGCCCGTCCGCCGCCCGGGTCACCTCCAGCCCGGCGTCTCGGGCAAGCTGCCCGACCGCGTCCGCATCGCCCTCGCGCACCCGCAGACTGACAGCCCGCCGCGTGCCGAGGCGTCCCCCGCTGGTTACCGTGGCGCCGTGCACGCTGGTGGCCACGGTGGCGACCGTCTGGACCCGATCCGCCGCTCCCACAAGCTCAATGGTTTCGGTCGGGGGCGCCTGGCCCACGGCCTCTTGGAACCGCCGGACATAAGGGGGCTTCACCTCCATTTTCCGAAGCAGGCCCGGCACAGTGAGAAGGCCGAACGACCGGCCGCCGGTCTCCCGGTCAAACTCGTGGATCAGCTCCGTTCGGGGATAGAGGGCTGTGCCCCGTCCCCCTTGGTGCCACCAATCCGACTTGCAGTCCTGGGTAACCAGTAGGGCATCGCGGTCGCGGCGTGAGGCCACCTCCAGAAGGGTTTTCCAGATCAACAGGTCCCCGGCCGCATTCTGGTCCTTGCCGCTATCGAGGTAGCCGGGCGGGCGGCTTATGTCGTCTCGCCGTCGGACCTCCGCCCTCGTGTCCTCAAACGTTGCGTCGAGATCGTGCACCACCGCCTCCCCGAAAAGCTCGGCGTAGGCCTCGCTGATAAAGTCGTCGCCCGCCCAGGACTCGAGGTCTTCCATCAGGGTCCGGGCCGTGTGGTGGTACGCCTCCGTCAGCTTCGCAATCTGCTCGCGCAGCTCATCGAGCCGGTCCGCGTAGCCGAGACTCTCAACAAGGGCCCGGTTCGCAAACTCGTCCGACGCGTTCGGCACCACTGGCGGACGCGTCTGCCGGGACAGGTCATCGTAGAGATCCGTGATCTTGTAGGAGCGCACGACGGCATACTCCCGAGCCGCGTGGCCGGGCACGACCAATCGGTCCTCCTCTCGAAGCTGGTCGAACGTTTGGAGGGCCGCTCGGGCCGCTGCCTCAGTCGCGTCGTAGAGCAGAAGAAGCGCGGAGGTGTCCAGGACCACCAGTGTCGAGGCGGCTTCCATCTGGGGCGGACTCAGGTCCAGACCAAACGCAGACTGGGCGTCGGGAAACCGCTCCTCGTATGCGAAGGCCCGGGGCGAAGCCGGCGCTTCGGGATCGTCGGTCCCCGTGGGGGCTCTGGACTGACCAGACGTTTTGCCCTTGGGATGCTCATCGGACCCTCCAGAAGTGGCCGCCTCAGGACCCGACCCTGCGGGAATGGACGCGTCGGAAGAGGAATCCTGCAT